TGCGGAGAAAAGCCTCTGCACGTTGAGCTGCGGTCGCTGTCAATATCTCCCATTCGCCAGACATACCCATTTCATTCAGGTGGTAACAAAATTCGATGCCTTTAATTGGTCCGATAACTTTCTCCGCGTCATGCATCGCGTTCAGGTCATTGAGGTAGTCGGGAACTCCTAGACTCCCCCAGTATTTACCTTCATCACTTACCCCCATCGAGGCAATACAGGATTCACTCCACATTCTGACATTGATAAACCCACACGCTTCAGCAATGGCGATTCTTTGTTGTTCTTCATTCATAGTTCCTTCGTGGTTAGGGATTGGAGGGCTTCGCGGGCATCGCTGTATTCTCCGCAACCGTCACCAGTAATGAACGGTAGACAGTTCCGTAGAGCCTCAGCCAGCCTGTCGCGCTGTTTCTCGGCTGTGGTTGCTCTAGTTTCTTGTTCTTCGGCTAATAATTTTAATAATTTAATAGTTTTCCAAGCCTTATAATTCATGCGGTTATTTGTATCATAAGGCATATCATATATTGCTAATTTGTAACGATTCTCTGTAATTGTGTTCATAGTTCCTTCTTGGTTAGGGATTGGAGGGCTTCGTCAGCGATGTTCCATGCTTCGTCCATCTCATCCTCAGATACCCAGCAATCATCTATTAGGGAGTTCGGCTCACCAATTATAGCCATAAGTTTTTTGCAAGCCTCCGCCAGCCTGTCACGCTGGTAGGTGACGGCGGCGAGTTCACGTTCCGTCTCAGAAGCTAGCTCAACTATATGGTTGCGGGTGATTTTCTCGGACGCTAGACATGTTGCCAACTCATCCCGTTCCCTACGCAACACGCAAGTCCAACGCTGGCAGTTATCGTGGCAAGAGTGTATTCCAACTGTGTCCAAGCGTTCAATTTCGGCACGGGCGGCGGTGAGTTCGCGTTCTAGTTCTAGTGCTTTGTCCTTCATGCAGTAAGCAATCATCGACGGGCTGCAAGTCCCCATCATTTCTTTGTATGCTGATTCAATCTTGTTCATAGTTCGTTCGGGTTGGTTGTTCTACTAGCTCTTCTTAATGCTTCCACAAGCTCTCCAATTTTCTGGAGGTCACCTGCTCTGCAACTTGTGATGTTAGTCGGATGAAACAATCGCCCACTGTCGCTTTCTTCAGTGATGTCTAGGATGTATATGAATTGTTTTACGAGATCTGCCAGCCTGTCCCGCTGCTCGGTGACTTGCTCTCTCGCAGCTTGCCATGCTTCCCATGCAAGATTGCTTGGAGATAAGATGTTGCTATTGTCATATTTGACTGTCGCCAGCCATTCCTCAAACTCTTTGCGTTGTTGTTCAGTGTTCATAGTTCCTTCGTGGTTAGGGGTTGGAAGCCCCTAACTACTCTGAACGCATCGACCTGTCAATTATTTCTTTAGAAAAGTTCGTCTTCCAAAAGAACAATCAGCTCTCGGAATGTTTCGGCAGTATCAACGATAGAGTAGTCCGGTAAGTCAAACTCTTCGGCTACCATGTCTCTAAAAGCGACAAACTCGTCAGGCTCGAAGAACGCTTCAAGCTCGTTACTAAAAGGAAGTTTCACGGTAAACCCTGTGACGTCTTCGATAATAGCCTCAAGAGCGTTTATGATGTAGCTTCGATTCATGTTAGTTGGCGATCTCGATTGTAGCGTGCGATCAGAGCGGCGTCAATCATTCCGTCGTGAGGCGTTTTGCTTCTAGTGGTGGCCAGCCATTGTTCTGTAGGCCACAGTCTGTTGGCGGAGGCTAGGGCGGCGACCTTGGTCATACCCTTCGCAAGTCTCTTGCCGAGCATCACATCCTGCCACTCTTTCACTTGAGTCCTGATTACTTCAAACTGTTTAGCTTCGCACGCGCCTAGTATAAGACCGAACGAAATGCTCATGGACCGCATCGCTTGCGAAGATTTGGCATGCTTGAGTGGTTCCTCAACGCAGACAACCATATTATTTCTGTAGGGCTCTAACCAGTCGAGTAGGGCTCTAACATCTACTTCGGATTTGCCTGCTTCCGTTTTAATGGGCATGGCTCTGTATGTGAGCACAGCGCCATCAAACGCCGCCACGGCGCAAAGACCACCACTGATCCCGTTGTCAATACCTACGATAACAGTGTCATCATTCATCTGACCCATCGGACTCTTCTGCGTCTATGATTACGGAAGCGCTGCCTCCGTTGGTTGCCCTGCTGTTATTGAGTATCGAGACGTCAATAGTGAGTGATCCCGACCCACCGCTTCCACCTTTAGGGTTGAGGCCGAGGTTGCGGCGGATCAACTGGTCAAGTTCTGATAACTCGCGGACGGTTCTCGGACCACGTACGTTTATCAGGTTGTCGCGCAGCATTTTAATTGCACTCGCCGCGACGTAGGCTTGATACTTGTCCGCCGGACTGGATTGATTCTCGGCCACTTCCAACAAGGCTTGCTGCTCCACGTCTCGCGCCGCCAGTTTAGCGTCGGCAACTACGGCAGTGGTGGAGTCCTCAAGGTTTTTGGCAAATGGTTCGGCTTCGCTGTCTGGTTTGTCTACTATTACGTTTTTAAGCCACCGACAAACCGTGTCAGTGCTGACGCCAAGTTGCTCGGCAATACGAATCTTCATCACGCCTTGCTGATACAGCTCGATGGCACGTTGGGTTCTCGACGCTTTAGCTTGCCGACGTTCAGCTTGTCCTTTGCGTAGCTTCGCTGTTGGCGTTAGCTCTTTTTTTCTTGCGGGCATATATAAGCCAGAGAAGAGTATAAACTATTACTTGTCAAACTTTTTTAATGTCGTAGCCTCCACTTCACTTTACTTATGGGCCGACCAAGAAAATACGATCCCGACAAGGTCTCAACCTCCGTGCTGGAGCCACGCATAGACCCCGCTACAAACAAAATGGACGTTGGGGGTTTCTTAATTCCTGTAACCAACACCCTTACCGCTCTGTTGTGGGGTTTTGCCAACCATCCGTCCAACAAGGCGAAGGAGTTCTATTTCTGGCGCGTGGCGGATTTGCTCTGGAACAGGGACGACCTGCCTGAACACATGTTCCTCAAGCATCCGTGGGCGGAGCAGATTATCCGTGAGTGCATCGACAACAAATATTTGGCGATCGGGGGCGCGGCGTCCAGCGGCAAGAGCCATACCCTCGCTGGCTACGGCATCATCACATGGCTGGCGAGACCGCGTGATACTCTAGTCTTGATGACAAGCACCACCTTACGTGAGGCACGTAAGCGGATCTGGGGTTCGGTGATCTCCCTACTGTCCGTTATCGACGGAGCCCCGATCAACATTCGGGATTCAATAGGCAGTGCTAACTACATTGATGAGAATGGTCAGACCTTCGATAGAGCAGGTCTTTCGCTTATCGCTGCGGAAAAAAGCCGCACACGTGAGGCTATTGGTAAATTCATTGGTCTCAAACAAAAGCACGTCCTCCTAATCGGTGACGAATTAGGAGAACTCAGTGAGGCCATTCAACAGGCCGCACTTGCCAACTTGAGTAAGAACCCTCGTTTTGAGTTCAAAGGCCTGTCCAACCCTGCAAGTCGCTTCGACTCGTTCGGCGTTTGGTCTACACCGAAAGAAGGATGGGAGTCTATTACGCCAGACGTAGACGACGAATGGGTTACGAAGTGGGGCGGCAAGTACATCCGACTGGACGGCGAACGCAGCCCCAACGTAGCGGCTGGTTACACGGTATACCCGTTCTTGCCCACCATTGAGAAGATTGCAGAGGATAAGGCGCTGTTGGGTGAGACTAGCCGTGCGTACATGCGAATGGTCCGTGCTGTGTTCTTTGACAGCGATGAGGCGGAAGGTATCTACGGTGAGTCCGAGATACTCAAGGCGAATGGTATGAAGAGATCCGAGTTTGTTGGTCCTACTGCGTTAATAGCGGGGGTCGATCCGGCGTTTACCAACGGCGGAGACAGGACGATCATGTACACCGCTAGGATCGGTCAGTTCGCGGACGGGCAATATGGCATGCAGTTCGAAGAATACATAAGTCTAAATGATGATGCGACTAACAAGGCAGTGCCGAGGACGTATCAGATCGTTCACCAAATACGAGACACCTGTATACGCTTAGGGATCAAACCAGAAAACGTCGCCATTGACTCAACTGGAGCAGGCTCACCGTTCTGTGACGTTCTAGCGGGAGAGTGGTCAGACCAATTCCTGCGCGTGCAGTTCGGAGGAAAGGCTTCAGATAGGCGGGTTAGTATGAACAGCAAACTAACTGGAGAGGAACTCTACACCAATCGTGTGTCGGAGCTGTGGTTTGTTGGCAAAGAGTTTCTACGCACCAAACAGATAATGGGAATCAGTGACGTGCTGGCGAAGGAGATGTGCATCAGGCGCTACGAGATGGTTAAATCCGGTAACCTGCGCGTCAAAGTCGAAACTAAAGCTGAACTCAAGCAGCGTATGGGGCAGTCGCCGGACATCGCCGACGCCGCATTTATCGCGTTGGATCTGGCAAGGCAGCGGCATGGGCTGGTTGCGGTGGACGCTCCGAACAAAACGGAAATGGGTGTATTCGGTCGGTCAACGCCGAGAACGATGAGGGATCTCGACGTGGTTAGCAGGTCAAGACACGCGTATTTGGACTAAGGTTAATGCAAGTGTATTGCAAGAACCACACGTCAGAAAAGTTCAAAGAGTTTCTGGAATGTCGGTAATTCATAATAATTCAATAAATGAGAAGATATGAATTACTGAGATAATATGAATTACTAAAGGAGAGAAAGATTATATAGAGTCAAATCTTTACGCTCACTTTTTCCTCATGCGGGCCAGAACAGTTCGTCGAGTGCTCTCACCCGTATTGGTATCCTGTGTCCGGTAATAGAAACACTTTTAAGTATCGAGCTTATTCTACGTGTTGGTCAATTAGGAGTCCGGTTAAATGACACAGGATACAGGTCACATGACACAGGATACAGGTCACAGGATACAGGTCACATGACCTAAAAAATGTCTTGATTTCTTAACAAGAAGATGCAGTATCTGCGGTGTGCCAGCCCAATTTAAAAGAACATCAAGCGGTAAGATTCAATACCGTGGTGAGTTGTTTTCTGGTTTCAATAAACCTAAGAAGGCTCCTGCTGGAGACCCTAAGAAGTATGTCGTGCTTGCAAAAAGCGGCAGTGATGTGCGTAAATTGAAGTTTGGTCAGCGTGGATATAAAGATTTCCTGCAACACAAGAACGAAAAACGTCGTTCTAATTTTAAGTCTCGGATGAACTGTTCATCTGAAAAAAATAAACTAACGCCCAAATGGTGGGCATGTAACTACAACTGGTAAAACAGATATGGCCACTAAGAAGGATAAAGAGAATCAGATGGATCAAGCCAACAAGGCTGCCCTTAAACTACAGGAACTACAGAAAGCTGGGAATGTCCCACTGACCGGATTAAGTCCGCTCGGCGTACCTGAGTCCACTATTGGTATGTCCAAAAGTGAAAAGTCTTTTTCGGAGGGTAGAGCACTCGACCAAAAGCAACGGGAAGGTTACAAGAGTTTCGGCGACAAGGGTGCAGGTGAGGGGATAAACGCCATAAGAGTGGCGCAAGGCCTTCCGCCGATATCAAACACACCTAAAGAGTTTACTGAGAACATCAACAAGTCCGTAGGTTTTGGTGACAAGAGTGCACTACTCGACCAAGCGGGACGTGATAGAGCACTGAAGGGCGGCATCGGTGCTGGCCTAAGCTACGAGGAGGCTGATGCCGCAGTGTCAAAAGCCTATGATTTCCTGAAGAAAAAATATGGCGATAAGGATACGCCAACTACGCCAACTACGCCAACCACACCAACTCCGACACCAGTCCCGACACCATTACCATCGGCACCTTCCTCACCTACTATACCACCTGAAGTGCCAGTAGAAAAAGGACCTATCATGCAGTTTTTTAGTGATGTTCTGGAGGGTGGTGGTCCTGAGCGTGCCCTCGTAAAAGGTGGATCTCTAGCCCTTAAAGGAATAGAGGAGTCCCGAACTGCTAAAGCCGCTGCTGAAGCCGCCGCCAAAGCTGGTGGTGCAGTAGGTGATGCCACCAAACCCTTTAACATGGTAGACGATGCGACCAAGATCGCAGCTGAAGGACTCAAGCAGAAGTATAATTTCTCAAAACTTGCGGACGATGCTACCAAGCCTTTTAGTATGTTAGACGATGTTGCAAAAGCCGCTGGTGCAGTAGGTGATGCCACCAAACCCTTTAACATGGTAGACGACGCGACTAAGACCTCAACTGAGGCACTCAAGCAGAAGTATGATCTCGCAAAGCCTGCTGGCGCTGCTGATGAAGTCGTTGGCGCTGCTGACGAAGCTGCTAGAGCTGCTAGAGCTGCTGAAGGAGCCGCTGGCGCTGCCAATAAGACCGCCGGAGCTGCCAATAAGACCGCCGGAGCTGCCGATAAGACCGCCGCAGCTGCTGAAAAGGGTACGGGTAGGCTCTCCCGACTCATTGAAGGTGCTGCCAACTCAACTACGGGTAGAATCCTCGGTAAGGTTGCTGGAGTCGCGGGGCCTAGTCTTAGGTTTGTTGGTAAGGCTGCGGGTCCATTGTTGGATATAATTGATGTGGCTCAGTACTCCAAGGGTAACCCCATCACAGGGAAATCCAAAGAGGAGGTGAGAGCGGATTTCCAATCTGATTACGAAACACTAGGCCAGCGGTTTTTTGCACCCAAGTCAGTGGGCGAATTCGCAGGAGGACTCGGTGATGCCGCGAGCATCCCTAAGACCGTACTCGGCGCTACTGAATCGGTAAGGCAAATGCTGAAGTCTCAACGGGGCGCACGGGAAGCCGACGCCTCCCTTAAGAATGCACAAAATGTCATCAAGGCACAAAATGATAGACGGAAAGAGCTATACCCTGACGAAGAGTTCGAGAAACTACCGCGAGAAACACAAAGAAAAATTAGGCAAGCAATTAGGAAAGAGTTTAGCGACGCAGGTGTACAGACATTCGGGCGAAATCAATAAGATCTTATGGCTGATTACGAAAAAACTGAAGATAAAAACTTTTCCTATGAGGGCGATATTCAACCTCTGATGAATAAGTATTTTAGTGTGGCTACTAACAGTGACTTGAGTGGTGACGATCAGATATCGTTCCTGCGAGGACAGCGCCAAAGACTTGAAGGGGAATCTGAAAAGGCTATGGACCTTAAACTAAAAGGACTCGCTTTCGAGGACGCCAAGCTAAGGTTGGAAGAAAACAGGAGGAAGTCCCTTAGCGCACGTGAGAACATGACGTCACTTGCCGCATTGCAACAGACATTGGATTACGGTTTGACGGAGATACCAGAAGAACAGCGGCCTAACTATTTTGCTAGAGTCGGAATCGCCAACGGTGCACTCCTCGGCTCGAATGAGGCAGCCAAGGCGATGATGGGCAGCGCACTCAAGGGCGTGACTTCCGCTGGTAATACTGGCACGGAGCTACAGAACACCATCTTTAAAGGTCTCGACAGCATTAAATTCGAGAAGGACTACGCGGGTAAATCGACGAGTAATTTTGCTGACGTTGGAGAGAAAGCCGCAGTGGATCGCGTTATCGCCCTCGGCACACCAGAAGAAATTCAGCAGTCAGCCGAAATGAACGCCGACGAACTTTACGGTCTCGCTAAAAACATCAGGTCGCGCTATGACGCGAGTATACTTGGTGGTGGCAAAGCCGCTACGACCTCTAGCCCTCGATCTTTATTTTCAAGTAAAACAGTTGCGCCAATGGCAACACCGCCTTAGATAACATAATACCAAACTAAAATTACCACCATGCTGGAAATTAAACAATACGACGACTGGATCGCAAACCAAGAAGAGGTTGCCGAACCAATAACAAACATTAAAAACTACACGGATTATGTTAGGTCTAGCTACTACAGCGCAGGACAACTAAACCAAGAGACCGAACAGGAGATCTCCGCCGGAGTTGCTGACCGTCTTAAGAGTGACGGCGTGCTTACCGACGACATGTCCGATGAAGACAAGAATAATGTTTACTCTAGTGTTATTGGCACAACGCGTAACACAGACACTGACGCCCGCTTTGTGTTGGACTACCTCCGCACAAATAGCGAAGGACCAGCAAACATCGTAGCGAATGAGGCTAAAGCCAGCAATCTTGCGAACTACCTTACCTTACAAGAGAAATCCCCATCCGAAGCGGAGGGCTTCAAACCTTACGTCGATGAGATCCTTGCCGACAAGTCACTGATAAAACGTGCGCGTATATCCGCTGTCGATCGCGGAGAGTATAGCATCACAGCGCTAGACGAAGAAGATGGCTCGCGCAGCCTCTATGCTGGCGCAAACGCACGGCCCGACTCTATTGCAGGTGAGGTCAAATCGCTTCTTGCAACTGGTGCTTTGTCGTCCGCCGATCTATATCGAGTCAACGATTTTGTCAAACCATTAAACGGTGGTCTGACCAATGGCGCTGAAGACTCCCGATATGAGATGTTCACACGTACGGTTAGTGATCTTGCAAAAGCGGATAAGGACTTAAATAAGTTAATCGAAAAAAATGCCTCCAATAAAATGGAGCAGAAAACTGCTGAACTTCGCACCACTGGAGAGTCTATCCTAGAAGGCGCGAAGACAGTTATCAGTTACCCCTTCATCAAGGGGGGCGAGCTTCTTATTGACCTGTTCGACGGCGAACAGAAGCAGCCGAAGTATGCGTCTGACACAACGCTGTCCGATGCACTCGCTGGTAATAACGCATTTAACCAACGCTTTAGCGCTGCTGAGATCGAAAAGTTTAGTGATGCGCTTACGGACAGAGTTGCTGGAGCCCCTTACAGAGCCGACCGCCCTGAGACCGGAATCGCTACCGACTCGATGGGTAATGTTATTCTCGCCCCAAGCCTTTTAGCTAATGTGAAGCTGTTCGAGCAGGCCGTTTCCACCGCTCCGCTAAATAAGGATCAGCAGAAACAAGCATCTGTGCAACGCAAGCTGCTACTGAAATCCGCTGCTCCAGATCTTATTAAGATGATCCTTGAAGAGGAACCTGAAGCGGTTAGCAGTTACGCAAAAGCAAAAGCCGACGGGCTCTCCCCTTCCGAGTTCATTGAGCAATATGTGGGTAGTGGCAAAAATTACGATGCGTTTGGTATCCGCTTAGAACAGTTTGGAAAAAGCGCATGGAAGACTTTAGCTGAGATCCCTTTGGGCATCGCCGCTCTCGCTGGTAATGAGTGGGCTGCTACGACGATGGGCAGCATGATGGATGACCAGACTAGACGCCAAGAATTCTCCCGCCTCTACGGAGACGAATACGGCTTCGGTTTTCAGCTGTTGAATACACTCCCGCAGGTGGCCACTGACATCGGTCTGACCATCGGAACAGGCGGCGCGTTTGCCGGAGCCAAGGCACTTGCGAAAACAGGTGCGATGTCATCGCGTGCTATGATTCGTGGTGGTGCCAAGATGGCACTCTCTGAGATTGATGATGTGGCGGCTGCTTCTTTCCGCAAGGCGGCGGACGCCGGAGGTTCACAGTTCCTCGGTAAGGCTCTCACGGATGTTGGTAGGAGCTTCGGCGACAAGTTCGGGGGGCTGGCACCACTTGCCGCCGTCACGTTCACCAGATCAGCTGGCTCAGCATTCGGTTCTCTCTACAATCAGCTACCGGACGACATGAGTCACGAGGAGAAATATAAGAATGCTCTTCCTGCCGCTCTTGCAATGGGCGTCTCCACGTCTGTCATCACAGTGGGTCTATCGGGATTGGGACTTGGTGCTGTTGAAGACATCGGCACAAACGTGCTTCGTAAGATTCGCGGCGCTGACACACTAACCGCACGTTCCGTCCAAGAAGCTGCCGAGCGTGCTGTTCCAGTCAGTAAGATGAATTACCGACAAGCCAAACAGGCATACCAGAACGCAGCTAACGAAGGCCGCGTCCTTAGCGACAAGGCGTTCAACACCGCCGCCCGTGCGGCAATCACCAGCACCTACAAGAACTGGTTGAAGACCACACTGAAGGGTGGACTTAGCGAGTGGTTTGAAGAGTCCCTAGACCAAGCGGTCGGCATGGCTATTGAGAACTCCGCTCTTGATCGGGATGTTTCGCTTGCTGAGAAAGTCGCACAAGTGTTTGACGCCGGACTCCTTGGCGGTGCCTTGGGTGCAGGTATCGCTGGCAGCACCCAGTTTGGTAGAGTTCGTAAATCAGAACAGAGTCTGGTGTTTGAAGGCAGAGCATCCGCATTTGAAGATATTTCAAATCGGCTTCGTAAGAACAACAGCAATTCTACCGCCGATGTATTGCAGCGCCGTATCGACGAGGCGCGGGAACAAGCGCGACTCTCTGTCGAAAGAGATATTGCCGCGCAGAAAACTCAGGAGGAAGTCAAAGGGCGTACTGTTGTTGCTAACCCCAACGAAAGACCCCTTAAGGGTAAACCTGTCTTTAACGAAGAGACAGGTCAGTGGACACCTGAAGACGAATCATTCGACCCTCTGCTCGATGACATCCTAGGAGAGGAGATCGAATACAGTGGCTTTGATGGCGTTCTGGAACTAGATCCAGACGGCAGCTCCGTTAACCTTCGACTCAATAAACCATATCTCACAGATGGAGGTGGATCGGTTGAGTTCATTAACTTGGGGCCACGCTTTCAGCGAGCCTCAAAATTTACCGCCCCTCTCCTCACCATCGGGCAGGAGACTTTTGGCGTGCCTGCTGGCACCCCCTACATATCAATGGGTGGTAAGAAGAAAACCAAATTTGCTTTTCCTGCAAAAGAAAAAGTAACCCCCGAGTCATTTGAAGTTTTTCGTGATGACGAAGGGAATGTACGTAGCCTTATTATTAAAGGTGGGCTTTCACTTAAGGACGGGTCTTCAACTATGAATATCCCCCTTACTAGTTCTTTGCAGATCAAGGCTATAGCAGAGTGGTATGGTATTGACCTCACAGCTGAAACACCAGTGTCGGAAACCGCAGAAGGTCAATTTGAGTTTGGGTTCGCTAACCGCAAGGATCTCGTCAAGTCAAAAGAAGAATTCGGATTCGTCGCTCCAAGTGAACCGGAGATGACCGATGAAGAGTTGCAAGCAGAGACAGAGGACATCCTCGGTCGATCATTCGCTCCCGCTACGGAAGGTGAGCTGGAGCTTGTTACCGATAAACAGAACAGGACTAGAAGAATACTTGAGGGGTTCGACGCTCAAATTTCTAGCAAGCAGAAGAACCTTAAGAAGGTTACCGATACCCTTGCGCCACTCAAAGATCTCAGTGATAAGCAGTTAACCGCAGATCAGAAGCTCCTCAAACAACAAAGCGTTGATCTTGAGAAAACAATCAAAAAAGAAATTGCCGCGCTTAGAAAAAACAAAAAAGGATTTAGTGGGGACGCAATCGAGCTCGAATCCGCAGCAACGCAAGAACCACTAACTGCTGCATCACAAGGCCCACGCGTGTATCGGAGTTGGGATGAATCACAGAAGCAGTTAGACCGCGATTTCGCTGAGTCCGTCAATGGAATTAGGCAGAGCTATGTGGATTCGGACGTGCCTGTTGATGTGGATCGTATCGAGAACATTGTACGTATAGTGCCACTACGCAACAAGCTAGGCGTATCTATCGGCCTCTCTGACGTCTCGATTGAAGAACTGGATACCGTCGAGTCTATGGCGGAGGACATCATTAGTTTTGCCGAGGACACCAATAACAAGGCGACACCCAAGCAACGTCAACTAATCATTGATGACTACAGGGCTTTGGTTGCTCGGATAAATATCATACAGAATTACGTCATCGAGCGTGAGTATGAAGAGATCTTCGGTATAGCGGTGTCGGATCTGAAAGCGTTACAAGCGGAACCAGAACCTGAAGAAGAGGTCGAAGCGAAAGCGAACGACAAGGACACGCTACACTACCTACTTTCCAATACACCGGAAGCGTTTACCACGATTGATGTAAAACCATTCGCTGACAAAAAGACTCTAGCTACCCTAAAAAACATGGGTGTTGAGATCGACGAACAACGTCGAGGCAGCGTGGAAACCGTAGCGGTTACAGGTTACGATCAAGAGACTAAAGAGATTCTTTATGAGAAGCTCGGCGTGGCAATGCGAGCTCCGCTCTCCACCGTCAACTTCGAGGCTCCTGCTCTACGCACCGCCATTGATGCGGCGAGCACAGAAGTTTTTGATATTACGCAGCAAGCCAAAAAAGAAGCGGCAGCCATTAGGCGTAGAACTGCAAGACCAGTACAAGACCGTGTGAGAGACTTCCTTGTTTCTGTTAATAACTACGTCGTTAAGAGTAAGGAACTAGACGCCCGCCTTAAAGAAACCGATAAGCTACCTGCGGCTAAAAGATCTGCCGCCGTGTCCCGCATCAAAGAACAGATGAAGGATATGAGGGCTAAGGCTACCAAATACATCAACAGTGTTGGTTCTGTATTACAGTCTGATTTTGATTCCTATAAAGACCTAAGTGATGAACAAAATCAGGCGATGGTCACTCAAGCCCGCCTCTCGCTTTTTGGTGTAGGGGGTTTTAGAGAAGAAGTAGCTCCTAGAGCTAGAGTCAAAGCCTTTAATCCAACACCGGACATAAAGGTTACTAGAGTAGAATATGCTAAAGAACAGTTCCGAAATGGCACGCAAGAGGAAGACATGCTTAATGAGCTGGTCGAAGGCGGGTTCATTGTCAACTTGCCAGAAACTGGAAAGACCTTAGCTCTAGCTGGTCTGTTTGTTACTGAGTCTGGTGTGAATAAATTCCCAGCGTTCTCGCAATCTCAAGTTGAGGTAGTCGAGCAAGAAGGCCAAGAGGTAGCTAACACCAACGCTTATATCAAGGACAAGCACGAACTGCTTAGCGAGAGAGTTCTATCTAAATACCCGCAATTTGGCGAGCTGGTTACCATTACTGGTAGATCCAGAACCAAAGGAACCATTGGTGAGGATGACGCTATGCTCGACTCTATTGAGGTAGAGATCAATCGGATGGATAGCGCTATTGAGAGAGATGCACTACTCGGTAGAAAAGTACCCTCCGGCTTTATTGCCAAACGCGAAGCGTTAGTGCAACAGTTGAAAGACGTCAAAGTCAGAATAAAAGACGAAAGATATTACGAAATTGACGGAGAAAAATACGAAGTTCGTAACAGTAAAACGGACAAAAGTATCTACTTTCCGGTGGATAAAGACGGCCTGTTTGGTGTATTTACAAACAACCCTAAAATAACTAAAGCGCAGATCGCAGAGGGTTATCGTGTAATCATACCTGATACGTTTGATAGAGATCTGTTGAACCCGTCTCAGTATACACGGGACGGGCGTATTATCGAAGGATATTATATACCCCGCAATCCGGAACCATTTACCATAGGTAGTTTCGGTCGCGTATCGAATCCTAGGATTGATGAGAACGGCGAGCAGATATTAGACGATAGGTCGAACTTTGAGAGCGCACGCATTGAGTTGTTTGTAAACAACATGGTGAGCACGTCTGAGATCAAGGGGGATATGGGATCTTACTTCGCTACCTCATTATTGAATCTCTATAAAATTACCCGCAACCTCCTCGCGTCGAAAAGAAATAGTGATTCAAGATTCCCTTGGTCAGATACTTATATCGACAACACGATAACGGATCTTAGCCGAGGGTTTGCTGCCGAGTTAAATGAATATCGTTTGGCTCAAAACGTAGTTCGAAAAGCCCTTAAGTCTCTGGAATTTCAGGATAAGATTAGGATTGGGCAGGAGTTAGTATCTAGGTACATTGACGAAGAAGGTAATACGATAGAGTTTTCTGATCTCCCACAGGAAGTCAGGGACGAAGCTATTACAGATAAACTTAAACAAGCGGATCTTGTTAAGTTCGTAACCGAGATGGTAGATGGCGATGTTAACTCAATAGCTGCCAACATCAAAAAGATATACAAGAACATCAAGGGCGAAGATCCCAATTCGGTTATTATCCAATACGCCAAATTGCTTTATGTTAATGCTACTGTTGCTGGCGGCAGGTTCTACACACTACCAGATCCGAATACATACTTAAAACGTCCGGCTAATTTGACAGTTGTGGGGACCTCGACTCTTAACGTAGTAGCAAATAGAAATGCGAAAGCCGAACGAGCTGACCCCAACAACGGACTCACACCATTAGATTACGTTAAGCGAGATGGAGATGGGTTCTTCTTAGAGGAGATAATCGGACCGGAGGGCGCGGACAGAGTTCAAGCGCTGCAAGATGAGATGGATAGGCGGAGACAAGAGAGTGGATCAGACGCAGGAATGTATGATATGCTACTTACAGGTAATTCGTATGCCAGCGCACTGGAATCGCCTGACCTTGTCTTTATGAACCGTTCGGCTTTGTTGGCGAGCGAGCTATACCGCACCATCGCAGAGGACAAAACTGGTAAACTAGCCCAAGTCTTCAGGGATCTCGCGGTACAGACCGAAATAATACCACCATATCAGGCAGACAACTTGTCTGATGCTGTGCTTGTCCAAACACTAGCTGGTAAACTTGGCACTGATTATGTTCTCCACACCAATAAAAGATACGCTCGCGTTGTGCTATCCACATTGTCAGGAACGGATTTAGGTAAGCAGGCCGCTGGTCTGCTGATTGCCCTTGGTTGGTTGCCACCTACAATGTCGCTACCGCTACGAGCACCAGCTGAACGGAAATCTGCAACACCTGCGGCGAAAGCAACCACGCCGCCGGACAAAGCCATTGCGGCAGGCAAAGCCGTTCGTCAAGCGGAAGCGACAGATCAAGATACTATTGATTACGCCAATAACTATTTAGAGGCAGCTCAGGCAGCTCTGCCATATTTGTTAAAGCTCGGCAGTGAGCGAAGGATCGCACTCAACACAATCGAAGAAGCTCGCGCAGATATTTTTGATTCGTTCCGTTTACTAAGGACGCTTATTGGGAAGACGGACGCCGAAGATATGGGTCCAGTCAGACTCAAAACTAAAAGGCAGATCGCTGAAGGTCTCGAAGCTGGTCGCGTCGGAGTTACGGTCGAGAGCGTTGCTGCGTTCCAAGACAAAAACGTTAGTGACATCGAGGCGGAAATCCAGAAGCTACAGGATACACGCAGCGGAACTGAGGATCTCATAAACGGAATTAGCGATGTTCGAGCGAGAATTGTGGATATCGCTGACGGTCGCGTTGTGCGAGACGTGTCGAGCAAAGCTGTTGAGATAATACCCGCTCTACTAAAACAGGCGAAGTCTAAAAAGGAAAGGACCGCGCTTAAAGAAGAACTGGCGGGACTACAAAAAACGTATGCGGACATCTACTACAGAGGTGACGAGACCCTCGCTGATTTGGATGCTTCGATCGCCACCAAGCAGAAACAACTTGAGAAGGCTAAGGCCGCAAGAGAACTAAGTGGACCTATTCTAGTCAACAAACTAATCAACGATATCGAAGCAGCTTACGCTCAAATAAAGGACAACCGAGAGTTCTTGTCTGGGCTCTCTGAGTCCGCTAGAAAACGTGTTGAAGAGGAGAGTCGGCGGATTGAGCGTGTCCTCAAACTTCCGGAGTGGAAGCAATACGTTGAGATCATTGCTGGCTCCCCCACTATTCTACGCAGCAGAAGAGATACATCTGAGGCCATGAGGCGTAGGCTCGATGAGATCGAGGCAAGCGTGGATCTCCGTAACAAGTTTGATGGAGAAGTGCGGAGACGAAAAGAAAACCTAGATAAAGCGCTGATTAAAAACGGCGTCAACCTACCGAAGTCCGGTCTACTTACCAAGTATACCGATCCAGTTGATGTTGTTAAAAAGAACCGATTTGAACCTTCTGAGGGTCAGGTTACAGATCCAAATGCTCGTCCAGTTGGTCGCCCAAGCAACACACCAGTCGCAACGTTTAGCGAGGAGAATCTCTCAGCTGCTGAGCGCAAGCAGTCCACAGCGAAAGCGTTCTCCGAAGCAGCTGCACAGATAGCAGGCACCGAAGAACCGGATAGTGGAAACCTCCCAACCAGAGAAGTCGGTGGTAAGGTCAAGATACTCGGCAAGCTGCGCCCCAATCCGAACTACAACTTCTCGTTGTCACAGATCGACCCGTCCCTCCGCGACGAAGCAAAGGCAGAGAACCTGCGCGTTGTTAGCCAGCTCGGTCTGGTATCCGGTGACCCCAACTCTGTTCTTGGAGCCCTCCGCAAAATCACGGAGACTGGCACGCCAAGGCAGCAACTGATTGCCGAACTGCTACTGACCGCGCCGGACTTCATTAGGAACATCAACTTCGTCATGGTCGAGTTGGACTTGGGCTTCGCTGGTCTGTACGACCGGACAAGCAACTCGGTTCTGGTCAACCTAAACGAACACAACGGTCGTGGTTTAGTGGACGTACTCCTGCACGAATACCTCCACGCACCGACAGCTAAGGTCTTACTCAACCCTAAGACCGATTCCCAACGGAAGGCAGTGGCACGCATCGAAGCGATCCGTAACTTCGCCCTCGCTAACGCAGTCAAACTTGGGTTGGACACAGATCCGGCCGTAAGGCTCGGCTTGTCCAGCAATGCTGAGTTCCTGACCTACGCACTCACTGCGCCGGAGTTCCAGAACATTCTTGCTGGTCTTGCACCGCTCGACCAACGCTCGATCCTGCGCCGTCTCGTTGACGCTATCCTTAACGTCTTTGGTCTTGATCCTAAGAAGCACGAAGTTGCCGCTGATGCGATCCAAGAACTACTCGACTTCACCAAGATGTCGCTGTCACATAGCGGTACGTTCAGCGTCGATAACAGATTTAAAGCGTTGGTCGGAACTGTCGCCAGTAGAAACGAACGCGCACAGGCTTACTCCGATCTGGTATCTGCTGAGATAATCAACAATGTGATTAGCAGATACAGCGAGGGCGGTGAAGGCAACATCTTCTTTGCAGAGGGTTCCGCTGCTGACGCCGCTTACCTCGCCGCTGTCGAAGCGGGCGACATGGAGACAGCACAGCGGATGGTGGACGAAGCTGCGAAGGCGGCTGGATACACCACGAGAGCTTATCACGGTTCAAGTGAATTGAATCTCACACAATTTGACCCTGCGAAAATTAAATCGCAAGAGGCAGGCGTTGGATTTTACTTTACGACCGATAAAGAGTTAGCTCAAGGCTACGCGGATAAGAGTGGCGGTAAGAACTACCAAGTTTTTCTGCGGCAGCCTAATCCGCTTATCACTGATGTTGAATACCCTAGCTCGCCTGCTAACAACAAGGCAGTCTTTAAAGCTACACTTGAAGGGATTGCTCGAAACGCAAAACTTTCGGCATCAGAACGGGCGGCTATGTTAAGCAGTTTTGAAACGACAACTGGAGGCGGCACTCCCAACCTGCTTTCTAATCCAGCTTATTTTCAGGACCACCTGCGGTCGTTTATAGGAAGCCCAAACTTTTCATCTTTGAATAACCAATCACAGGCTGGTATTCGCACAATATACAATGCTATACGGGGGGATTTTGGGCGGGAAACCACACTCAATACTATCTGGCTGCTGACTGGAAGAGACGGCATGGTCTTCGATAGCAGTGGGGTATTCACCGTTCTTCGCTCCAACCAAATCAAATCAGCAGACCCCATAACCTACGACGCAGACGGCAACGTGATCCCGCTCTCACAGCGGTTCCGTTCTACATCTGATGACATCCGCTACACCCGCACCGCCGAACTCGGAGGCGACACAGCAATCGACGTGCTCGGTGAGATCCGCCGTATCATGCCCGAAGGTATCAACATTGAGATCAACAACACGATGGTCGGTGCGATGGGTGCTAATGCAACTAAGCCTAATACGATACTCGTCAACGAGAATCTGGTAGCGACAATGGCAGCTGGTCTGTCGGCAGCTAACGCTAGGGCGGTAGTGCGTACGGCAGTGGACGAAGAGCTCGCCCACCTTGCATCGTTCTCCGTGTTTACAACCGACGACTTCGCCGCTATCGCAGCGGAGCTCGGTTCTGATAAGGTGAACGAGATCCTTGATATGATCTACTCTAACTCAGTGCCTGACGCCACCGAACGTGCGGCTCGCATTGCCGCCGATCGTGAGGCAGGTGTGACAGGAGACATCGACGCCGCCGCCGAATGGGTGCGTATGGAGATCACTCGTCTGGCTACAGGCCGCACGAGGGAAGCAGACATCGCATTCTTCTACACGAACCCGACACTGCTTGAGCGATTCCTTGAAGGACTCAGAGCGTTTATCAACAAACTCAAGCAACAGTTTAAGTCTGAGCCTACCGCTGGCACTGCCGCCCGCATCTCGCAAGCATCCCGTTCGTTCCGCAAACTGCGTAACGGCGGCGTGCTCCCTACACCGGAGCCGTCCGCAGCTAACGAGTATGGTGATTCCACTGCCTTCCTCAACGCCATCAACGGCGACATCGCTGAAGGACAGGAAGACCGCACATACTTCATGCTCCCTGTATCCGGTACCGGTAACAGCAAGGCTGCCGTGAGCGGGTTCTGGAAGACGGTACAGGATAAGATGTACAATCTGCCGATGGAACTCCGCAAGTTCCTGAACTTGAGGGATGGCACTATCTCACAAATTGAGTATACGATTCAGGACTTCGATCGTCGCTTCCCGAAGATGCGCGACGCAGCCCTTGCTGGTGGCGCGAGCATCGAGGACATCGGTATGATCCTCGGAACTACTGCTCCTGTTGTACAAGGTGAAGCACGCAAAGAGATCCAAAGGAAGGTTCGCGAGTTCAAGACGAATAACGCAACCGACCCTGACCTTGAGCGTAAGGCCGACGACTACGAGGCTAAGTTGACACAGCCAGAAGCTGACAAGTTCTTTGCGGCATTCCGTAAAGAGCAGAAGGCAATGGAAACTAAACTCAAGAGCGCTGGCTTTGGAGACCTCGTTGACTACCTCGTTGAGTTCAGGGGTGAGATCAATAAGTATAAGGCAGTCATCAACTTCGACGAGTCCAACGACGTATACCTCACCAGAACATTCAGGTTCTTCGGTTCGGAAGGTTGGGCCAGCTTCGCCAAGACTGGCGGTATTGCAATGCTCGACGGCAAAGAGGTAGACTTCAACAAGCTCCGCGCTGCCGCTGCTAAACACTTTGAGTGGGAGGTAAACAACGAGGCGAAGCAGACTGGTCAAACATTCACTGCGGAACAACACGATAAGAAACTGGTTGAGTATCTCGACAAGTATCTTGAGAACCTCGAACTCCAAGCCGCTGACGCCAAAGAGTTAGGCGCGATGAACACCATCCGCAAGGATGTGAACCGCCTGCTGAACAAGAAGGACTTCGACGCCCCGCTGCGTATCCTATTAGGCGAAGTCACTGACCCGTTTGAGAACGCAGTCCGCACCGTGTATAACGTCGGCAGACTTGCAGCCAACGAGAGGTTCCTACGCAACTTCGCAAGGCAGGCAATCGAGATCGGAGTAGCCAGCCGGACACGCCAGCCGGACATGGAGCTCCTCTTCCCACCGACTCAATCGGCACAGCTCGGAGACCTTGCCGGACTATACGTAAGGAAGGACATCGCCGCCACCATCCGCGAGGAGTTGGGTATGAACGGAATGAAGCAGCAGTCCAAGGCAATGGAGCAGATCAATTTGTTCGGTCGCTTCATAGCTAAGTTCTCCGGCCTCTCAATTACCGCGAAGACATTAGGCTCCGTTGGTTTCTACCCCCGTAACGTATTGGGCGGCATCGCCCTGACCACCTCACAAGGTATCGTTAATCCGGTCTACCTGAAAGATGCGTTTCGCTTGTCGATCATCGCTAACATGTCACTCAACGGTAAGATTAAGGCTGAGTCGGAGGAGTCCCGTAATCAGATTCGTAGGCTTGTTGAATTGCAGGTGCTGAAGGACGAGACGAGGGGTCGCATCGCAATGGACATGCTTAATGGCTTTGTCAACTCTACAGATCAGCAACTCGAAGAGCTGCTCAACGACATCGTCGAGGCACAAGGCAGTGGCAACATTGAGAAGATCATCAAGAAGTTCAAACTCAAAGGGACATGGGAAGCCACGAAACAAGCTGGCGGTTCTACCGTCGAGTTCCTCGCCTCACTCAACAACGTAATCGACAGCGCGTTTAAACTTAACGCCTACTTCTACGAGTTGAGTGTGTTGAAAGGAGCATTCGGCGACACGGAGACTGAGTCCAAACTGGAGGTCGAAGCCGCACGCAAAGTTAAGCTGACGTTCCCAACACACTCGGAGCAGCTTAGTCTTGCAAAGGCGTTTAACAAATCGCCGTTCTCGATGGTCGCCCTTCCGTTCGTCCGGTGGAAGACCGAGGTGCTCCGTACGATGTTTAACACCATCCCGCTTGCTGTTGAGGAAATCAAATCAGGCAACCCGACCATGCGTAATCGTGGTATCAAACGCCTGATTGGTTCCACTACCACTATGGCAGGCGGCAGTGCTGCCTACGGTGCGATATTCGCCACACTGTTTAGCCTCCTGACTGATGACGAAGATGACGAACGCGGTGGCGTGCGTAAGCTCACCGACGAAGAGCTCGACGCGCTTCGTCAAGGTCTGCCAGTTTGGCAGCGCAACCACGGCATCTTCGCACAGATGTTGCAAGACGGCAGCGTGCAGGTTATTGACATGTCCAACATCCTACCGTATAGCCCAATCACTGACATAGTCGGTCTAGCTTCTCGCGGTAACATCAAGGGCATCGCTGACTACATCACCTCCGAGATGATCGGAACCCAGATCGCAGCCAGCACTGTATTCGAACTCGCACAGAACCGTGACGACTTCGACCAACCGATCTATCTGGATACTGATGGCGCGTTGGGTGCTTCCTTCAAGATGCTAATGCACTTAGGTAAGGGTACGGTAGTGCCGTCCGTAGTTGACAAAGCCATGAAGATCGGAAGGTATGGCGAACAGAACGCCAAGGAGATGATCGTCGGTGAGCTCACAGGTGTGAGGCCGATAATCCACAAGGTAACCGACATCGAGTACCGTGGTATGCGGAACTTGAAAGAGTCGGCTGACGCCGTGGTGTCACTCCTCTACCCACTGTCTTCCGGCAGGGCTCTCGATCCGAGTGAGGTCGAGGGAATTATGGATGACCACCAGTCGGCGTCCAACAAGAACCAACAGAAGTTGCATGACTTCCTGATGGGCATGCAGTCCATCGGTTCTACGGAGGCGTCGCTCGCGGCTACTGCACAACAGATGAAGTTCAGTAAGCAACGCTTTGGTGCTGCCCTTGCCGGAGATAACATCCCTTGGGGGCCGAACGAACAGTGGTTCCGTAAGATGTATGATAACAAGGTACGGGTCGGTGAACAGAACCCTGATGAGATCGCCAGCGAAATCAACAGGGTCATGTCCAAGAAGGCCGATGGCTACAACACTAACTTCCTTCAGTAAGCACTACATACAACTGCCAGAAGAAACATATTGCGGACCATAGGAACCATCCGCCTAAGAAGAGGAAGCAGATTACTTGCATCCTTTCCTCCCTTCCTTAGCGGCTTGGATTGCGAGCAATCCTTTCTTCATGGCTTTCAATTCTTTGAGGCTGCGTTCGTGAAACCAACGCAGTAGTTGGCTCTTCTCTGCGAACTCAAGGTGTGTGGTCATACCGTTCTTTTTGTTTATTAGTTCCATATGATTACAGTTTGAGTTTGGTTCCGAAGTTAGCTAACCGGACACGCCATAGCTTGTCGCCTTTGCCGACCTGCTTGTGCTCGACCATCAGGTGACTGTTGTCGATGCTGATCTCAGGCTGGCACGCGCAGTTGAGATTGATCTCGTGCTCGTGTCCTGTATCCTTGTTCGGTATGCTGTGTATCTGACTGTTCTTGTGGTGCTTATTTGTTATCTTCATATGTTTTTATTGTAGAGCTGAGTCGATGAACGCTTCGGTTTGTTCTTCGATGTAGTTGGTCGTGCCATTCGGGTCGTCTTCATCGACTCGGCATGCACTCACGACGGAGTCCACGAATGCGTCGCGCACCCTATCCAGATGTAGCGTGCTGCACCGAAGGGAGATGCCGTTGATGTATGCTGTCACGATAGTCGAGTCGCGTCCGGCACAGGATTCGATCGTGAGAATCCCACGACCGACGTCAATTTGTAATTTGTTGTTATTCATATCTAGTTTGTTTGGTTGTTTGTTTGGTTGTTTACATTGAACGGAACTTGTCAATGTGTGTTAGTGCTTCACCGAGTATGCCCTTCGGCGTCCCGTATGTATCGAACAGATACATCAGTCTGTCACGCTTTTCTTTTTCCTGTTGCCGGATGCAGGATACAAGGTTGAGTAACATGTCGTCGCCTACCGCAGCGTCACGGAACTGCCACTTGTATAGTGGGGAGTCTCTAGCAAGGATCGCACATAGTGACGGTATGCAGTCAGCCATCAGTGTTAACTTACTCGTCTCGTCGTCCAGTGGGTCTGGCGTAGGGGGTAGGTGGGTCATTGTCATCGAACAATAGAGGGGTTCCTTCACATTATAGTGAGAGAGGAACGTAGTACCTATGAACCCGCCAACTAGTGGTGAGTATGCGGCGATAACATACGGGTCTCCTACCCTACACACTACCTTCACCTTATATCCTGTGACAACATACGCATAGGATTGGGACTCATACTCTACATACAGGTGAGGTATCTCTGACAGCATGATCTCCGCATGGTTGCGGTGCAGGATGCTTTGACTCCACTCGTGAATTTGACCTTTGACCCACTTCTCTGGTCTCTGGTATCTCTTTCTGAACTCTACTTTAGTCATTCTCATATTTCTTATTTAGTTTTGTTTGTTTTATTTTATTATACATCAGTGATCTCGATAACCTCTCCTGCTTTAAAGGCATGGGTGGGGGCACCAGTTGACAGCCAGAGCAGGGGGAAGCCCACGTAGGTGATCTCGCTGAGGTCAGTCGAGTAGCCATCAGTTAGATAGACCATGACATCCACATCCTGCGCGTGCTCCGCTACCCAGTCGAAGGCTGGCTTGAACTTCGTACCGCCGCCGCCCTTCAGCGAGGCTGGCACGATGTCGCCTGCCTCAAGGGACACGGCATCGGCAACCACATGGGACACGGATAGCAGGTGCACCTTGTCTGGCTTGAGGTCATCGAGCACCGCTTGCGCTTCGCTGAGGAAGCGATCGTAGGTGCGCTGCCCGATTGAACCGGAGGTGTCGAGCACGAGCACGATCTCTCCGGCGTTGCGGGTGCGGCGTCCGGCTGCGATGAGTCCAGTCGTCTGGAAGATCGCGTTGTTGAACGGCGAGTCCCATCCATTGCGTGATCTCTTAGACAACCATTCACGTAGCAGATCAGGCCAGCTCAGCGAGGAGCTGGTGCGCTGCCCTTGCAGACGGCTGGCAGTTGTGCTGCCATCAGACTGTTGGCGTCGATCTATTTCATCGGCGATGAAGATCGAGTCGTTCGCTTCTTCGAGTCGGTTGATGGTTTGCTGTTGCGACTCTCCGTCTTCTGGTTCCGGCTCGAACGTATCCGGTGCGCCAGTGCCGACAAAGTCTGAGAGATCATCTCCACTATCGTCGAGGCTAGGATCGGTATTACTACCACCACTACCAGAAGTATCGTCACCTTCATCGTCTTGGCTACTGTCTTGATCGTCACCTTCATCGTCTTGAGGAGGCTCGCCGTCGTCCGTCGTATCATCATTGTCGTCATTGCCATTAGTGGTATCATCGTTGGTATCATTGTCTTGTTGTGGTTTGGGGTTGGTCTGGTCTTGTTGTATTGGCTTACTCAATATCCTGTATAGTTGCTCGGTTGAGTTGTCACCGGACAGCACCTCGTCAAGCAGCACGCCGTCGATGAAGGGGAATATCTCCTTGCCTATCTCACGGTTGCGGTTGGCGATCATCGCGTTGATGACATAGTCAGCTGCGATGTTTGCCGTTCTGTGGTCACTCATCTTGGCGAGCCGCCATCCGTGGCCGAGCAGGGCATGCAACGCCTCATGCACTAGCAGGAAGGCGATGAGCCCCGCCCCGTTGGGTTGGCGGGATAGCTTGTCGATGCCGCTTCGGTTGAGGAGTAGCGTCGAGCCATCCGTTGCACCGTAGGGTACAGCGTCCGACCACTGCCACTTCATGGACATCAGCTTGCTGTGGGTGAGGAACCAATACCTACTCGTTGTCCGCATGGCTACGGACAGAGGGTGGTTGGCGCTGAACTGCGTAGGGTCTATTGTGTTTGTTGTCATTGTATTCTTATTTGTGTTGTGGGTTATAGCCCCAATGCGGCGAGCGTCTCGTCGGCTTTGACCGATGCGGCCTCTGCCTTCTGGGCAATGCGAACCCGATCGTCTTGCGTCAGGTTGCCATCGGGTATGCGGGCTACGTCAGCGATGGCAAGCACCACCTCTTCAATCTCCGGCAGCTCTAGGAAGTTCAGCTTCTGCACACGCCGTGCTTCGTCGCGCAGCTTGTCGAACTGCGAGAGGTGTAAGCGGTCGGCGTTGCGTAAGCGATCGGAGAACTCCGCGATCACTGCCTTGAGGTCGTTGATCGGACCAGCATGTGAGGCACGCAGCATCTCTGTCACTTGCCGCTGCGAGTCAGCACGCACGCGGTTGGCTACCTCTTCGGTGAGCCCAATAAGCACGGCTCCGTCAACTGCAACGGGCTGGTTGATAACGGTCATGCTCATGGTGAACTTGCTCGCTACCTCGGTGGCAGTGGGGATCTGCACCTCGGTGGCGAACGAACCGAGCCGTGCGTTCAATGAGGCGAGTAGGTCAGGATAGGTTGCAAGGATGTCCTCACGGATTGTATCGAGCTCCGCTTGTGCATCGTCGAAGATGTTCTGAACTTCAGTCACATCCTTGATGCGTAGGTAGATACCTCCGGTCGGGCAGAGCGAACCGCAACGGCGTATGGCTACGCCTGTCTGTTGCTGTAGGCTGATGGCACGACCGACTGCTGTGCCCCGCGCCGTGAGGATCGTGTTGTATACACGAGCCGCATTGCGGTCAGCTCCGGCAGCGGACACCGCCCTTGCTGATGCACTGCGATTGAGTGCGTTGGTTGCTGGTGCTGTTGTGCTGAAGTGGCACAGCACGATGGATTGGAATGTCTTGAGTTGCATTGTGTTATTATTTTGTGTTGTCATCTTATTTTATTTCTATTGTTTGTTGTTTGTTATGCGAGAATGAGGTCACGGCTTTTCGGATGCTCGTCGAGCGGGATACCTCTGCGGGTGGCGGAGCGAGCACCGAACTCACGGATGTCACCACGGCAACGCAGCAGGAGGGACACGAGCCAGTCGAACCCGCCACTGTGCACGGCGATGGCGATGTCCTTGACCCCACGGGTAGCGGTGGCAAGGCAAGCTGAGACGAGGGCGAACTGCACGGCGGGATCTTCCGGCACAACGAACTGGTCAGGGTTAGCCTTGAGTGTGGCGATGTCGGGCAGCTTGTCCACATGCTGGAGGAATGCGAAGTAGGTGCTAGCTGCACGATCCCCGACACTACCGCGAACGAACTTGCGGAACGCTTCTGGTTTGGTATCGCGGAACGGATGCGCCAACGCCACTGCCTCCCATGTGCGAGGGCACGGATGGGGCACACCATCGTAGGGCATAACGACAGGCGGGTTGAAGTGATCGAGCCCGTCACCGCTGGTCGTGCCGAAGCGGAGGAACGCTGGCACATGCGAACCGCTTGCCGCTAGTCTCGGCTGGCTGTCGTACCAGTCAAGCCAGTCAGCAACGTTGGGCTCAAGCGTTACCTTGACGCAACGCTCGGTGAATGGGGCGTCCTCCACGGCGGAGCGCGTGCCGTCCTGTCTGCGGTTGGACGCGCAGACCACGAAGACATTCGAGCCTAGCTTGTGCGGCCCCACCTTCCGGTCACCGGATGCAGGGTACAGGGAACGGAGCAGGGCACGGACAGCAGGATCGTAGTCATTGCACTCGTCGAGGAATAGCAGCGTCGGCTCGTCGCCGACTCGTGCTTGAGTTGGCCAGATGTCAGGGGCGTAGAACGACATGTCGTCGCCGTTGGGTTTGCCGTAGCCGATCACCTCTTGTGGTCCTTGCCCGTTGAGGTTAACTTCCCATACCTTGCGCCCCATCTGCGGGGCAAGGACTTTGGTGACGATGCTGGTCTTGCCAGCGCCGCCCGATCCCACGATGAAGAGGAACCGATCGGTTGCCGCCGCGATCTCCGCGATGTCACGGAGTTCAGATGGTTTCGTCGGGTTGATGGAGTTACTTGTGTTGGTTGTCATACTATTTATTTGTGTTCTTTTTATTTTGTTGCCGACCATTTGTGCTGTCGCAGTCGGCGTTGCGATCGTGTTGTAATTCAGTTTCCTGAAGAGGTCAATAAGGATTCTCAATTATTTTCTGTGAAGCCTTTGGTCAGCCGGACGGCGAGTTGGATAGTAAGCCACAGCATGAATGCGGCAGGTAGTGTGTATGTAAGGACGATGATGATGTTGTCGAATAGTTTCATTGTAGGTGTGTGTGGTAATAGTTGTTAATAGATTCGGCGACATGTGCAGGCATCTGATAGTTCACAGCGTCGATGTCTCTCTTAGACGCTGCTTGTCGCGCAGCTTCATGCTTCTCTTCGTCTGTCCCGAAGGCGTTAGCTAAGAGTAGTAGGTTCTCGGAGTGAAGGTTTCGGTCTTCGTTCCACTTGTATTTTCTTTTCATGGTTCAGTTGTGTTGGTTCCCCATAACTGGTCGAGTTCCATTACATGGGGTTGTAGATTCCACCGTGCGGAATAGAGTTTTTCATTCAGCTTGCACACGATGATGTTGTTATGAGGGGAGGCATTAGGACTCTTGTCCAGTGCCTCACGGATGTGTTCAGGTATTATGATTGTTGTCATATGTTTATTTGTTTAGTGTTGTGCTCCAACCATGCGGTAAGCTACGCAGTATCCATCGTGCAGGATACAGGCTTCAGGGTTCAGGCTTGGTCAGGCTCTTCTTTGCGGCGGATACTCCACAAAATGCCATCGGTCTCGACAACGTGAGTGTCGGGGACAGTAGTTTTGTGGACATTCCAGAATCCTTTGAGCCTCGCGATCTCTTCAAATGATTTGTATCCGACAAGTTTCTTTGGGAATAACTTTACGTTTCCCTCAAATGTTATTGGTCTCATGGTGTTCAGGGTTCAGGGTTCAGGGTTCAGGTTTCCGATCCGATCAAGGACGGTGCGGCGGGCGGTGATGTCCCGCGCGACGGAGCGGGCCCACTTGAGCGAGTCCCCGACCGTCGGCGGGTCGTTGTCAAATCCACTCATGCGGCTGCCCGTCATGCGGTTGACCCATGAGTAAAACTCATGGACCTCGCCGTCGGAGTGGATGAATCGGATGGCTCCGCCAGTGGCAGAGCTATCGTGGAGCGGGTGAGCTTTCAGGCGGTGGAAAGCATCCTCGCTATCGAGGATGCTTTGGTTGCTGCCCACCGCGAACGGCACGGTGTCTTGGTATGGCCCACCGCCGAAGTCGTGGTCGTCATGGATGTCTACGACCTTATCGGTGTGGCTGGTTTCGTTATGGTAGCTTCTCAGTATTGCTTTCATGTTCAGGGTTCAGGGTTCAGGGTTCAGGTTAAAACTCATCTTGATAGACTCCAGTGTCGTCCATGTGGGTGTAGCTACGCTCATCAGGAATGGTGTAGACCCAAGCGGTGAGTGTTGATCCCTTATCCATCTTGATGGTGAGGGCGGTGCGAACATACCAATCGGGATGTCCTTCCAGTCCGTCAAGGTCACGTAGTTCCTTCGACGTCACCCGATAGACCTCTACCTTGACATGATGCCCCTTGCCAGCACGATCAATCAGATACGGGATACCGGATACAACCATCGGATACTTCGTGAAGGTCTCGCCTGTCCCTAAGAACTTGGCTTTGTTCATCAGTCTGTCGTGATTGCCGTGCCCACTCTTGAGTGTACCGTAGACAGCGACCACATGGTCATCGCCTGTCGGCATCTCGTCTAAATACTCCTCCTCCATTTCGGCGTAGTAATCATCCCACTCTGACCCGTAGTCTTGAACAGGTATGCCACTACCGTCGAAGGGGTCGGCGTTACCGTTACCCCACGGATCATTCCACGACTCGGTCAGTTCGTCTACGCCCGACCAGTCGTGCTTTGTAGGGGGTGAATAGCTACGCCAAGGGTTAACAGTTGTCGGCTTAGGTGATACCTTAGCTGGGATGTATGACGAGAACCCACGCACTACCTTAGATGGTTGGGGTAGTGCATTACCCTTACTGAAGTGCACGCCCTTGTGCTCTACCCAAAGGTCGCGGTTTACCATGATAGCCTGACCACTCTTGCGATTGAGTAGTGAGAAGCGACATGGGTAGGTGCGGAGGATGGAGAGGATGCGTTCCTCGTCCAGTCCCTTGAGTATCTTGCATAGTTCCTGCGTGTCCACCGACTTGGAGGATACGAGGCGTTCGATCGTGCCGTTCATCATCAGCGAATAGGTTTCGTCAATGTGGAATGGATGGCACTGCTTCTTACCGACCTTGCCGCTAGTCGAGTAGCGGAAGTGGCACGTGTAGCCTCGGTCGATGTTGGTCATTATGTCCCATACCCGTCGCTCGGACATGGTGCGGACGATCTCTCCAGTGTCATGGTAGAAGATGCCGAAGCCGTCTTGGTTCTGGTATAGGGCGTTGTCGATGATCTCGTCGGAGACTTCACGGCACAGCGGGTTGTGTATGATTAAGCACATAGTATTATTTGTTTTGTATTGTTTTAGGTTAGACTATCGGGTGTATTCGTTGATGTCAGGATGAACGATTCCATCCAGCATCCAGATGCGGAAGTGGCGAGCCAGTCGCAACGCCTTGGCGTAGCGCTTGCGGTCGCCGTTGTATGCTTCCTTGAGTAGGATGCTGCGGCTCTCGCGGATGAAGCGGTTGAAAGTCCAGCACTCCTCCATAGCACGGCAAGTGATGGTAATCAAATAGGCACGGCGGAGTAGATGCTTAGCATTAAGGACGCGGCTAGGTAAACGCAATTCAATTCCGAACGACTTGCATCGCACGGGACTATACTTGACTCCCCTATCCTCAATCTTCTTGTCCTCTCGGCAATAGGTATTGTTGAGCCGCTTACGGAAGAGTGCATACCACAGAGGGGCATACACTCTGAAAGCGGCGAGTGTTTCGCGAGGTGTTTTGCTCTGCCAACTGATGTTGATGTGTCCACCGCAACTACTGTCGCAAGGCTCGGCAAGGACGTCTTCCGCCTCATTCACGTGCCGCTTGAACATTGCCATGATGCTGGGGTCAAGCAAGTCGTAACAGTTTGTAACGCCTTCGACTCCGCATGAGCCGTCAAGTTCCCATCCAGCGATGAGATCAAACCCCCCGATCTCATCACCTTCACTACAGTAGCCGAAGATATTAGTCTTCTCAATCTCAAACCCGATTAGGAATGGAGATAACCCACGATACTTCACCTCATCCGGCGAGTCGTGGTATCTGCATATTGACTCCTTGTTTGGCGTTGGGTTGCAGAGTTCGCACTCGTCTTCCTCCTCATGCCTCCATTCCCTACATCCACCACAGAAGTGGCACTCATCGCGGTGCCAGTAGTGGCCATCATCTTCACAATACACATAGTCGTCATCACCTTCGATGAAGTCTGTGCCATTACCATCCGTGCGGATCGACTCGTCCTCGTGATGGAGGTGACCGTATCCGTGGATGTAGATAGTGTCTACGTTAGCGTGATACTCCCCATCCTCGCAATACCGGCACAGCGATGCATGGTAGTATTCATTACGTGTCTCTACCCAAAGGACACTACAGTCATTCTGTGCTTCCTCCAGCTGCTCATCCGTGTAGTATTCCCACGTGTCGTATACAATGCTGCTCCCTACACGGGTGCAATCTGTCTGTTCCGCCGTTGTCCCGTCTATCGTGATGACGGGGTCTTCATAGGTTAGGGTGAGGCGTGGGTTTCTCGCTTCCTCAAGAATGAGGGCGAACACATTGTCATTTGTATTTGTATTTGTATTTGTATTCATGTTTCTATTAGTGCGGGTTATGAACCGCTTGCTGCTCTTATTCAGCTAACCGAATAAGAGCAGACAGCGAATCACTTGTCTCTGGTTGAGTTATTCCATGCCTCGATGACATAGATGATTCCTTCGAGTATAAGCCCGAAGACATAGAGGGCGATCAGGAACGACCCACCCACAACGAGGGCGAGGGCGATTGCGTTCATAGTCTAGTCACTGTTAATGGTGGGAGATCATACGACTTCGTTGGTTTCTCTACCTTCCTCCACATCACGACGTCCCGATACAGGACAGGCGTTGGAGTCTCCAGCTTCTTGAGCGCACCTTTCAATGCAAGGTATGCGAGGGCGGCGTCAACTGATGCCGTGTTGGTGGTTGCGTCAATGTTCATGGCAGCACCTCCATGTTGGCGATGGCGATGGCGTCTGCAACGGAGACGCCGAACGTCGTATGGCGAGGCGTGCTCACCGCAACTGTGTCTTTCTGATGGTTGACGGCAATCGCTTGCCAGCATCCGTTCACCCAACCCATGTCCTTTATACCTTTCGGCTTTGACTTTGCGATTGGTTTGGGCTTCTCCATGAGCGCAAAGAATTGCGCGTGTTCTTGTGTTCTTCTTGTTTTCATTTGTATTGATGCGGGTTATGAACCGCTTGCTACTCTTATTCAGCTAACCGAATAAGAGCAGACAGCGAATCACCTTGTGAGGTTGTGCAACGCCACGATGGCGAGGATGGATAGCAGTCCGAAGAGAGCGGACAGGATAACGCCTAACCATGTAGGCGGTTCAGGTGGTAGTTGTAGCTTAATCATTTTCGTATGTAGGTAGATTGATTCCTGTAGCCTGTAAGGGTTGGACTTACAGGATGCAGGGTTCTTATTCGGTTGACGGAATAAGGATACAGGTTACAGGGCGGCAAGCATCTTCATGAAGCGTTTCAGCTCTTTCGCTGGCAAGGCTTTCGCTTGTGCCATCAATGCTTCTGCCGTGTTCTTAGCAGGCTTGGTTGACTTACGCCCACCGCCAGCGGCACGAGCACGGAAGCCAGCGGCAACCGCAATCTCCATTGCCCAACGGCGATCATACTTGTTAGACACGGCGAACTCTATGAAGCCCTTGCGGAACTCCATTGGCTTGCTCTTGTCTGTCTGCTTATTCCACAACGCAAGCAATGCGTCCATGAGTGTAACCTCCGCCTTGTGGCATGAAGCCATGAGTGGAAGGAGTGATGCGTATGTTTTATTTGTCTTCATATTCTATTTTGTTTCTATGTTTTGTTTTAAGAAGGGGAGGCTCTTATTCGGTTGACCGAATAAGAAGGATACCATCCCCTTACATAGATATGGGAATAGACCCACACAGCCCCCTCCCCCCTAGACCCCCCTGCACCCTGTATCCTGTGCCCTATACCCATACAAGATGCAGGATTCAGGATACAGGCTACGGGTGGTGTGTGCGTTTTTTGTGCGGCACGGGTATCGATAGATACACCCTTGAGAAAAATAATTTTACTTGACAATACAGGTAGTCAGCAGCACATTTTTCAACATGAATGACAAGGAATCATACTACGCGAGGTTTGCGGATGAGCGAAAAGCATATCAAAAGACATACTATGAGAAAAACAAGGAGGCCATTAAGCGTAAAAAGGAGCTTGACGCGACCCTGAAGCCAGAAAAAGTGAAGAAAATGCAGGGTTATCAGCACAATTACTACTTGACAAATCGTCAGAAGCTACTGGAACGCAAGAGGTTACGCTACTTGGAAGAAAAAAACACGTAACGGGCGACCGGAAACCGCAAAAGGACACCGGATTCAGGGCAAAACCACTTTAGCAAGCAAAATGAACGCTCTTTTTGGGGCAATAACCGCCGCGTGCAACGCATACTCGTCATGGGTGGCGTGGCAGCGGGAAACCGAAGTCGATCGTATTGAAGATGAAATTGATAACCTCGCTGCTGTTGGTGACGCTGTTTCAAAGCTGCGGCTGGAACGTCTCGCGAAGAGACTCTCGCGCAAACGTGAACGCATCGGCGCTCTATGACCCGCCCACCGTCTCCTTAATTGAGGGTAAGACGTACAAATTTGTCGAGGGGGATCTGATTGGGCGAGGTCAGAAATTTCACAGCGATTGGTCTTACCGCCGAGCGATAATTGTGGGGAGCGGAAAGTAATTCCCGTCGCTAAACTGTAAGTCAGAAATAATTTGAGGGGGTTTTTGGGGATAAAATTAACATTACTGATCTGACTAAATAGCTTAAAGAGTTTTAGCAGACACGGTAATTCAATAAATTCAGTAATTCAGTATAGATATGAATTATTGAGATAATATGAATTACTAAAGAAGAGAAAGATTATATAGTATACTTTAGCGTAATTCAATAGTGTTAATTTTTAGGAAAGCACTTGACGAATCCGGACAGGGGCGATATTGCTGTCACCGATGGACGACAACCGAGATCTGCCGCCGAACGCCAACACCGCGAAATTGCGACGGCGCGGTGATGTGCGCGAGGACGGTTTTGTGTTCGTGCGCTACCACCCGAATTACAAAGATGGCGAGTATTGGGTCTCACCCAACCGCCACGCCCAAGCCAATCCTGTATCCCCTACAAGAAACCGGAATCAGGATACAAGAGCCGTGAACCTGACGAACTTCCCCCACCTCCGGATACGGGACTACAGACCGAGATGTAATTCGCAGAAACGAAAATTAACTCAGAAAGAATTTGACAACCTTCCATTTGGACCCAACACTACACCTGCTATGACTACTATTGAAAACACGACCACTATCGAAAACATGACCATTCTCCCCAACTACTCAAAGTATGGCATCACGCCGGACGGATTCGTCTACCGCGTGCTGCCTGCTAGTAGGGGGCGCACCGCCGGACAGCGCCACCGTGTGACGCCTGTCATCCACCCGAGGGGGCATCAGTGGTGTGTGCAGATCACCAACGACGAAGGTGCTCGCAAGCGGGTGCCGATTAAGAAACTGATGCAAGAGGTGTACGGTAACTCCGAAACAATTTCTTGACTTGACGAATAAGCCCTTTACGATAACCATCTGTGACGCAAAATCCACCCACGATTCCCTCCGGCCTAAACGAGTTCGACTTACTGAATCTCGATCCTCAGACCCTTGCCCCGCCGGAATCCCGCCTGCGTGACGTTAATGCAGCACGATCAATCTATGACACTCTGCGTAAGGCTGATGAGAAATCGGCGAGCAACCGAGCACGATTGGACGCAATGTTCGATGGAGCGTCCCCATACGATCAGAAGGTTTTGTTCTCCACCGGACAGGGCAACCGCACTAACTTGAACTTCGGTGAGGCGCAACGACTGCTTGATGTTTCGATGTCCGCCTACGTTGACCTCTACACTAGCTTGCAGAAGCTCGTACGTGTATCCGTTACCGTAGGTGAGCCCGCAGAACGACAAGACGCGGAAGACATCATTGCTGAAGAGTTGACAGAGATGATGCGGGAGTGGCCCGAGTTCCATTCCAACTACCTACGCCTCTGCACCGAGTTCACGAAGCACGGCGTTGGCGTATCCTACTTTGAGGACCCACACAACTGGAAGTTTCGGGTCTGTGGTTTTGGTGACTTTCTTATTCCTCGCCAGACTCCGGCATCCGAAGAGTCTATCGAAGTGGGCTGTGCCCGCCGCCAATATCTTTTACACGAGCTCTATGGTTTTATCAAAAAAGAAGAAGCCGCTGCAAAAATCGGCTGGGACGTTGACGAAGTAAAGCGCGTAATCTCGAAGAACGCACGCACTAGCGGTCGCAACGGCAGCAATACCTATGCTGACTGGGAGGTTACCCAGCGCGAGATGAAGAACAACGACCTATATACCGGTCTTGAGAACACCACCGTGTCTGTTGTGCACATGTGGGTTCGTGAGTTTGACGGTAGTGTGTCGTTGCTGATGTTCGCCGAGGAGTCACCGAAAGAGTTTCTGTTCCGTAAGAACTCGATGTTCAAGAAACCTGAACATGCCTACGTGATGTTCGCTTATGGTGTTGGGACCAACGGCACCTACCATTCGGTAAGAGGCCTCGGCAACAGAATATTTAACCACATCCAGACAAGCAATCGCATTCGCTGTCAGATGATTGACTCCGCGATGATGGGCGGTGCGGTGATGATCCAACCGGAGACACAACGCGCACTCGAAGACCTGTCGTTTACGATGTATGGTCCCTACTCAATCCTGTCGCCCAACGTCAAGATCATTGAGAAGGCTGCACCGAATCTAACCAACACGATGCAGCCAGCTCTCACTGACTTGCAGAATCAGTTGGCTATGAACGTTGACCTTGTTTCGACATACGGCAACCAGAGCAGCCCCTATCGTAACAATCTACAAACCGAACACGACCTCGCTGTGTCGAGCCGTCTTACTGGTTCGACCATCAACCTTTTCTATTCGAGCTGGTCACGCTTACTCCGTGAGATCGTTCGCCGAGCTACTACCAACCCTAAACGGGATGAATACGTTGCGGCATTCTACAAACGTTGTGTCGAGCGTGGCGTCGACGCCAGAGTTATTGCGTCAATCAATCATGAGAAGACTGTCGCTGTCCGTGCGATCGGTGCTGGTTCAGCTGCCAACCGCTTGCTTGCGCTTCGTGAGCTCAACAGTATTGCAGGCGGCTACGACGAAGTAGGTCGCCGCAACCTACTCCGCGATATTACTTCAGAACGGGTTGGTCGTGATCTGGTAGACCGCTACGCGCCAGCAAATCCAGAACCACGTACGACTGTTGATGCGAAGATCGCTCTGTTAGAGAACCAGTCCATGCAGTCTGGTCTACCTGTTGCCGTCCTTGACAGCGAGCTACACGGCATGCACCTACGCATGCACGCCCCGCTCTTGCAACAGTTGGTCAGCGGCATTCAGACTGGTGAAGTTGATCCAGTGCAGGCTCTACCTATCGTGCAGATGGTCTATCAACATTGCGCCGAGCACACCAACTACCTCGCTGCTGATCCGTCCGCCAAAGCGGAGGTAGCGCAGATGAAACAGCTACTACAGGTTGGTGAAGAAATCATCACTAACTTTACCCGTAAGATTCAGGCCGAGCAACGCAAGGCGATGGAAGCTGGTCAAGGCCAAGGTCAAGAAGGTCAACAAGCAGGTCCAACACCTACTGATCTGAAGATGCAGGAACATCAAATGAAGATGGAGATTGCACAGCAGAAGGCACAGATCGAGATGCAGATCAAGCAGGCTAAAGCCGATCAAGACCTCGCGCTAAAAGACGCGGAGCGTGCTCTGAAACTTTCTGGTAACACAGCCCAATAAATAATTTGACAAATCACGAAGACCGTGGTTTTCTTTCGCATGCTTTCCTCTAAACCGATTATTCCACAAACCATTGAACGCTGGTTTAGTGATCCGACCCAAGCATCCAGACTACGGGAACTCCTAGAGAGTCCCTTCTTTGAAGCGGCTGTGGCAACCCTACTATCCGCCGCACGACCTACGTTCTCAGGTCTTACCGACATGGAACGCAATGCCCAGCGACAAGCATGGCTGTCCGGATACCACGACTTCGCAAACGATCTCCTGAAGTTGACTAAAGCCCCACTAACCAAAAGCAAGAGTCTTGAAGAATGGAGCCACTACGATTAACATATGAGCACACCAGCACCAGAAACCGCAGTTGCGGAAACCAGTTCAGCCCCAGATAACGGCGGCTTCGTCGAGTCCCTTGATTCGTTTTTCGCGTCAATGGATAATCCAGTAGAGTCCACACCGGAGCCCACACAGGCACCGCCCCAAGAACCGACGTCCGCGTCTGTCGAGGCTGACCCCCTCGCAGATCTCGACTCTATCGAGGAACCCAAGAACTGGACACCGGAAGCGGCCAGACGTTTCAAGGAACTGAAGTCTGAGCTCAAGACCTATCGCAGTCGCGCAGAAGAACTGGAGCAGACCGTCACCCAGAAGGACTCTCGTTTGCAAGAACTACAAGCCCTTGCTGATGACACGTCGAATCAGGAACTACAGAAGCGGGTTTCTGATTACGAGAGCCAGATGCTTGTGAACAAGCTGGAGAACAGCCACGCATACAAAACCCTCGTCGATCAGCCGCTCGCCAATCTTGTGAACGAGGCGGACGGCATCTCACAAAAGTATTCGTTAGACCCCAACGCGTTGATCGACGCCATCTCCGAATCTGATGAAGCCACACAGGAAGAACTGCTAACCGAACTGCTTGTTAATGTCAGCGATCGCGACAAGTTCCGAGTATATAAAATCATTGAAGAAGTCCACCCTATCCTTGAGCAGCGTAACGTTCTTCGACAGAACGCTCAAGCAGCCCTGCGCGAAGCTGAGGAGCTTGACAACCAGCGTCAGCAACAAACCCTCGCCCAGCGTGTACAGCAGCGTCAGGAGGCAGCTAGTGTAGTTGCTGATAAGCTAAAGAGTAAACTCACATTCCTTTCCAACGTGGATGGCGTGGATCTGGCCGCTATCGCGAAAGAGGCAGCAGAACTCGAACCCTCTACCCTCGACCCTGTAACCGGAACATATCAAGCTATGGCTGCGAAGCTGTTGCCGAAGATGGCTATCCAATACATGAGTCTCCAGAAAGAGATCGACACGCTGACCGAGAGGCTTGCTGAGTATGACCGCGCTGCCCCAAAGGCAGGAGGCGGTTCCCTCAACACTTCTGGCACGCCGACAACGGCTGATGGCAAGTCTTTCCTTGATGCGGTTACTGCTGCGTTTGGCAGATAATTAAAAATCACAGCTTTGTACAAATTTGTATTGACAACTAATACGATTTGTACGAAGCTCTTCGCAACCCAAAAAGTTGCGACATCGAAGGTCCGCTCCGTACCAGCCAAAAGCAAACACGGTTCTAGTAGGTGAGACAGCTCGAAAGGTAATCCGAAGCTAAGGCCCATGCGCCCGTCGTTTGCTTCAACGACAACCGTGTATTCTTCAACTTCAACAACCTTTAACTTCTAATCACCTACTACTATGGCTATTAACGCTGGACAAACCTTCTCGAATCCTACTGATTCGAACACCGCAATCGACACGATCCTCACTCAAGAGGCTAACCGTATCGGTCAGGACATTCATCGCCGCACGCTTCACGTGTCACCTTGGATGGACCTTATCAAACAGACTTCCTTCCCTGACGGAATGGGCTATACCCTTGGAACTCTGATCTACGACCGCGCACTCCCAACCACCACCGCTAACGGATCGACTCTCGGCAATAGCTGGATCGACGTCGGCGGGTCTGAGGCTGCGTCGCTTGCTACTGCAAGCACTCTCGATCAGATCCTCATTGGCGCTAAAGACACCAACATCGGTGCTGGTAGCAACACTGCAAACGGCAAGTCCTTCATCTCGTTCGGTCGTCAGCTCAAGCAGTACTCGCTGAAGCGTGCTACTGTTGAGTCCCCCAAGATCAACGTCGAAGACCTTCGCTTCGCTGCTTACCGCACCGAGCAACTTCGCGCTGTCATGGACGCTCTCACCGACGCTACCCGCTACTCGTGGGAAGAGCGTTATCGTGACGAGTATGACCGTATCGTCGGTAACTACGTTATCTGCGAACCTACTGGTACGACCATCGTTTCGTCCGGTAAAGAGGGCAATCAGTCCGCTGACATCGACTTCGGTGCATCGACTGCTACCCCTTCCGCCAACGTCTCGAACAAGATCCTCGATTCGATCTACTTCCGCTTGGTGCGTGCCGGAGCCGGTACGAACGCCTACGGTCGTGAGAACGCCCGTCCGGTCTTCGCACTCGTTTGCTCGTCCGAAGCGTCCTACTTCTTGCAAACCGAAGCTGGTTTCCGCGACGACATTCGCTACAACAACGCTAAGGTTTCCGAACTCATCGCACCGCTCGGTGTCGAGAAGTCCTTCCGTGGTTTCTACCACCTGATCGACGACCTCGCCCCGCGCTTCACCGATGACGGAGATGGCAACCTCACCCGCGTTCAGCCGTATACTGCATCCAGCGGTATCATCACCCCGAACGCGTCCTACGAAACCGCTCCGATCGAAGCTGCTTATGTTCTTCACCAAGACGTAATGGAGTCGCAGATCCCTGAGCCAATCTCTGGCGCGAATGGTCTTACCTTCGATCCCGTTAACTATCGTGGTAAGTTCAACTGGAAGAACATCGCTTCCGTTGACCTTAACCCTGATGGCACAATCGGTTTCTTCCGTGGTGTTCTTGCTAGTGCAACGAAACCCATCAAAACCGAGTTTGGTTTTGTGGTTCTCTTCCAACGCACCAGCACGACCCCTGCTGCTTAACCTAACCCGCTAAGGGGTTCCCAAAACGGGAACCCCTTAGCACTTCCTTTAATACTATGCCTACTCTTGACGACCTCCCAACTCTTGCTTCCGTTACACCAACTGGTGATGACCTGCTTCCACTCTATGACCTTACAGCCGATGGCTCGTCAAAGGTTCGTAAGATTGCACTGAACCAGATCAATGGTCTTGGTTCGGACGATGTTGTAACTGACGTTGATGCTGGTAGTATCACCATCAGCTCACGTGCATTGGTTATCTCTGGCGGTTCTACTAGTACCCTCACCTTGCCCGCCGCTTCTGGCGCGCTTCGTGAGCTGTTCGTTATTAACGACGGCTCGGGCACGGCTACACTGCCTACCCTTGCTGCTGGAACCGAAGCAGTCACCACTGGAACATCTGCCCACCTTCTCAGCAACGGGACTGGTTGGTATCGCGTATCCTAAACCCAAACCTGCACCCTGTAGCCTAAAAACTATAGGGTGCTACCCTTTCCTCTAGATATAGTAATCCAAAAACAACGCTATGCCCGCATCCATCCCAATCCCTGAGGGTCTTCAGATCCCCGACCAACCTGAGTTTGAAATGCCCGTGACCTTCGAGGTCCGCGACAACATGCTCTACGCTCTTGCCGTTGGCGGCATGCCCATCCCTGAAGAAGGCGAGGAGCCTGAAGAGGACATGCAGATGGAGATGGAACAAGAAGGCGGCGAAGGTGCAGACATGGATTTTATGTCTGCTGTCGAATCTGCTATGAAGAAACCACAACCTAAGTAACATTATGAAAACTACCCTACTCGGTGTCCTGACTATTGTCGCCACCCTCGCTAACGTCGGCTTGCAATTCCTCCAAGGGGAATCCCCAGACCTAATGGCAGCCTTTGCGGCCTTAACAGCTGGAGTCGGCCTCATCAAAGCTCACGACAGCAAATAATGAACGTGCTCGGTAGGCTACTGGACAGTCCTATTTGCTCAATCGCTCCGTGGCTCGGTGTCATCACCAGTCTACAGGAGCAAGTTGAATATAGCATTAGGGTCAGCTCCATCACTATCGGACTGATTATTGGACTTATCCACCTCTGGAGATTACTTTTTAAGGAATAGGTCAAGCCTAGCTTGACATATAGCACGTAACCTAAACATATGAGCGTCATCGGAATCTGTATCGGGCATAGCAGAAGTGGTGACAAAGGCGCTGTTAACACAGATGGTGTCAGTGAACACACTTTTAACCGTGAGGTCGGCTTCAGTACAGCCGAGCTATTGAGGGAAGAGGGTCACACAGTACACGTCATCGACGATTACAACGGAAGCTCCTATTCCGGTGCAGTCCACTGGGTGTCCGATCACCTGACAAAACTTGGCGCTACCGTAGCCGTGGAGTTGCATTTCAACTCCGCTGGCCCGCAGGCGGAAGGCCACGAGTGGATACATTGGCATCGAAGTGCCAAGGGGCAATTACTGGCGAGCTGTTTTAATCAGGTATTTAAAGAGACCTTTCCAGAGGCTAAATCACGCGGCATAAAACCCGCGTATAAGAACGATCGCGGTAGTTTGTTTCTCCGTGCCACACGCTGTCCGGCTATAATCCTTGAACCATTCTTTGGGTCTAATAAAAAAGAGACCAAGATATACACCCAAAACAAACCCGCCCTCGCATCAGCTTACGCTAGGGCATTAACTGATTACCTGACATGAAAGCAATGATACCTATACCAACTGGGCTTTCGCTACCGAGCGATGCCGAAACCAAACCCTTTAGCCTTACCGGACTTTTTATTCAGCATGGTGATAAACTTATGGCATTGGAGCTAGGCAGCAAAACCGTATCCTACGAGGGCGGGGAAGAGGGAGATGAAGAGGAAGAAGAGGGCGGTGGTTACGACGAAAAACCGTGTGGTTGCCAGAAACGAGGCGGTGGCCATGGCGATGGTGGTGGCTTCCTTGTCGCTATTGAGCGGGCTATGAAATCTCCAAAACGTAGTTGACCCTGAACCCTTAACCCTGTAACCTACACACATGACAAACGACATTGATAAACAATCTTTCGGCGAAGCTGGTAGCCAGCTTGTTGCTGCTAATACTGAGATTCCCGCTGGCCAATACTGCGCCCTCAGCTTCGTGGGCGGCGGTGGTGCTATCACCACAGCACTCTCTGCGGCTGAAGCACCGCTACTCAGTGGCACGCAGACCAGCATTACCTTCGCCGACGGCTACACAATCTTCACGCCACTCATCATCGCAAGCGGTTCCTCAGCCCGTATCGCCTGCCCAATCATCCTCTACAAAGCACTCTAATGCGTTTAGGACTTGGACTTACGCTTAATAAAGGGGCCTTTTTACTCATTGGTTTAGTCACATACCTACGCCCCGACGGGGTATCTAAATACAAACGCCCAGACGGATCATCAACATACATACGACCTTAAATTATGCCCAACTTAATACTATCAGCCGCAATGGATTCCTTCTTAGCTGGAGAAGATCCAGCAACCGTTGTTATGTCTCTGGCAGGTGACAGGCTGATTGCCTCACTTGCAGCTGTTCGTGGAGCCAGCAATGCAGGAACATGCTATTTCGCCACCACCCGCGCAACGTCAGGTACTTTTACGGTCAAAACATCCACTGGATATGCTCGTCTAGTTAATCCTGATAACACTCTTGGAGCACAAGTCGGAACGGGTGTGGCGGGAAACAACATCACGCTCACCATTCTTGCCAGCGGTTTGCATCGCGCTTATGGGATTATTTCAGTGACGAACGGTGGCACTACGAGATCGGGGGACATTACTGCCATCAACCTCTCCAGCAACCAACTAACCACTTTTTCAGGCACAGGTTTGTCAGCGTTGACCAGCCTCGGCCTCGACAGCAACCAACTTACCACATTCTCAAGCGCAGGTTTGTCGGCTTTGACGACTCTCTATCTCTACAATAACCAACTTACCACTTTTTCAGGCACAGGTTTGTCATCGTTGACAAACCTCAACCTCGGCAGCAACCAACTTACCACTTTCTCAGGCACAGGTTTGTCGGCTTTGACGACTCTCTATCTCTACAATAACCAACTTACCACTTTCTCAGGCACAGGTTTGTCATCGTTGACGTCCCTCACCCTCGACAACAACCAACTTACCACTTTCTCAAGCACAGGTTTGTCATCTTTGACCGCCCTCGAAATCCCCAACAACCAACTTACCACTTTTTCAGGAACAGGTTTGTCAGCTTTGACTAAACTCTACATCGAAAACAACAACCTCACCAGTATCCTAGCTACTGGTTTGAATTTATCCTTCAGCTCTGTCGGTGGCTCAGATATTGGCGACAATGATTTGTCGCTTGAGGCGTTGCAGGCTTTCGTGAACTCGCTGGCAGTTACCACCACTGGTAGGATAAAGTATGGCGGAAATCCCGGATCAACTGCTTTTGCGGCTTGGTTGACAACAGAGAACGATAAAGATTACATCTGGACTAATGTTTAATATAAAGTGCCATAACCATACCCTCATACCCAAAACTCGCTATGCCAAAATACTACAACGCTAAAGAGGACGCTGACGGAAACTACGTCTCAGCCAACCACACAAGATACAGTGTCATAGAAACTGACTCTGCCGATGTCTATATTCCTGTCGGAAGACAAGGTGAAATGATCTCCTATGATTCTATAGAGGATTTCTTGCCGACGATAGGATTGGAGCGCGTGGAGGTGCATACGTTTCCAGTTCCAGAACCAACAGCAGAGGAGCTGCAAGCACGGATTATTGAAGGAGCACTCGCTGCCGCTTCTGCCGTGTATGACTCCCTTCCCAAAGGCAAGCAAGCCTTGTGGGACCAAGTCAGATTGGCTGTGCATGCAGCTATACTTGCTGGTGACTTGGCAGGAGCTAGGGAAATTCTCGAAACTGTACCGATCATTTATCCAGATATGTCCGCAGACCGTGACTTATTTCTAGCCCTCTTTCCTGTATGATGAAACTTCGCGATTTTGTAACACTGGACTAAATCCATGACCACCCAACCGCAATACCCGCAACGCCCGCACGATACCGGTAGCCTCTTCCACGCACTGGTCGTAGCCGCGATCATGTTTATTATTCTTCTTGTCGTAACCAACTAGAACCAATGCTCGCCGCCAACTACGATATCACCATTGATCGCGCAGCCGAATACGCGTTCGTGCTTACGGTTCAGAATCAGGCAGGGACTGCTGTGAACATCGGTAGTGCTGCGTTCTATGCTGACATTCGTGACGTAACTTCTCGTAGAAAAGCTGTGTCGTTCACTCCGACGATCTTGGATAGCGGAGTAAATGGTCAGGTATCGTTTAATCTCACAGAAGCAAATACGCTGTCACTCAATTCTTCGGGAAGATACGTTTACGACATCTTCATGCGCCGCAGCAATGTGACGGATCGACTCATCGAAGGCTCTGTGACTGTGCGCGACAACGTAACCAAAGGCTCTCCCATAGAACCAACCGTCTAAAACCATGCCATCCGATTCCTACACCTTAACCATTTCCGACGTTGGCGTTAGCACGCCCGCTACAGGCTCCGTTACAAACGCTTCCGTCGCAGCAAACGCGGCTATCGCATTCAGTAAACTGGCAGCCTTGACCAGCGGAAATGTTCTTGTAGGCAACAGCTCAAACGTAGCTACGTCAGTTGCTCTTAGCGGGAATGTTACGTTATCCAATGCGGGCGTAACGACTATCGCCAACGACGCTGTCACTAGCGCCAAGATCGCCAATGACGCTGTCACTAGCGCCAAGATCGCCAATGACGCTATTACCAACTCTAAGCTGGCTAATGACGCTGTCACTAGCGCTGAGATTGTCAACGACGCTGTCACAAACGCCAAGCTCGCCAACGTTGCTACAGCAACTATCAAAGGACGCGCTACGGCAGGCACAGGTGATCCTGAAGATCTGACGGCAGCGCAGACGCGCACTGTCCTGAGCTTAGATAACGTGACTAACACCAGTGATGCGAACAAGCCAGTCTCGACGGCACAGCAAACAGCACTTGATCTGAAAGCGAACATCGCCAACCCGACCTTTACTGGAACGGTGGGGGGCATTACCGCGTCGATGGTGGGTTTGGCTAATGTGACTAACACCAGTGACGCGAACAAACCAGTCTCGACGGCACAGCAAACAGCACTTGATCTAAAAGCGAACATCGCCAACCCAACCTTTACTGGGACGGTGGGCGGCATTACCGCGTCGATGGTAGGCTTAGCTAACGTGAACAACACCAGTGACGCGAATAAGCCAGTCTCGACGGCACAACAAACAGCACTCAATTTAAAAGCGAATATCGCCAACCCGACCTTTACTGGAACAGCGAGCGGCACGTTTAGCGGTTCGCTCACCGGTAACGTAACAGGTAACGTAACGGGAAGTGCCGCAAGTTTTACTGGGTCTCTTGTAGGTGACGTAACTGGAACCCAAGGAACCACCACTATTGCTAACGACGCCGTCACCTATGCCAAGATGCAGGACATGTCAGGCTACGCCATCTTAGGTAAACCGACATCAGGGTCTGGTAACGTTTCGGAAATCACTTCTTCCTCATTTATGCTGGAAGCCTCTACTGGATTCCTCAGACAGTCTAGCGCGACTTCTGCACGTTCTACTTTAGGTTTAGCTGATGCACTTACAGGCAATGTTCTTTTGTCAGGTGGTGTAGGTGTAGATCCGGCCTACGGAAAAGTGGGGCTCACAACCCACGTCTCAGGCACTTTACCTGCGGCAAACGGCGGCACTGGTGTAACGACTTCGACAGGAAGTGGCGCCAATGCGTTAGCTACTTCTCCGACTTTAGTCACGCCTATCTTGGGCACACCTACTTCTGGTACGCTCACAAGCTGCACTGGACTTCCTTTAACCACTGGCGTAACTGGCACTTTACCAGTGGCGAACGGTGGCACTGGCGTAACGACTTCGACTGGAAGTGGTGCCAATGCGCTGGCTACTTCCCCAACTTTAGTCACACCTATATTGGGCACACCAACTTCTGGCACGCTTACAAGTTGCACTGGTTTGCCCCTAACTACTGGTGTTACTGGAACTCTACCCGTCACCAATGGTGGAACGGGTGTCGCAGCCTCAGCATATGGCCAGACGGGCAGCCAGACCGCAGGAACATCAACGGGATACACTACTACTTATGCTAAGCTAGTCCTCACTACGAGTCTAGACGCAGCGGCTCAATTCGATGCTAACGGCGTAGATAATCGTCTACGCTATACAGGCTCCGCGACCCGTAGGTTCTTGGTGTTCGCCAGCATGGATATGTTTTCAGCTACTGACGGCGCGATGTTCACTATTAAGGTTGCAAAAAACGGAACAGTGATTGATGCCACGCAGTGTAATGCGGTGTGCCCAACTAAATCTGGTGTAGGCGTTGCCAAGCTGGTGACTAATTGGATCATCGAGTTCGCTACAAACGACTACGTTGAGCTTTTTGTGGCTTCTGTGGGGGGTAGTGAAACCGGAACCCCGCAACGTATGCGCCTAGTCGCAACCCCCGTATTCTAATATGCCAATATCACAACTACCACAAGCACCGTTTAGGCAGGATCGGAAAGTATTCCCGACTCCTCTGACTGGTGATGTCTTGTTCAGCGAGGTCCGTGACTGCAACCGCATCCTGATTCCTGAATACGGAACCCCGCATCCTGATGCGGTAAAGTGGCCCCACCATAAACTTGTCTACGTCAAGCCAGTAGACATCGAGCGCAACGAGATATTTGAATTCTTCTACGCGGCAGATCGTGAGAACCAAGATCTTTACAACTTTGAAGTAGGTCGCTTACGCGTAGGCACTCTGTCAGTCCCGATGGTAAAGAGGACTTACCTATCACCAAGGGAGTCGTTTGACTTAACCGAACCTCTGTTGGGTTCCGAAATGCCGAATGCCCCTCTCGATAAGTTTGAGGCTGGATACATACTGCATGAAGTCAATCAGGTTCGGGCTGAGACTGAGTTAGATAGTCTATTTGTTCGGGAAGAGCACATATACATTCTGCCCCTCACTACGGTTTCACGGTCTGCGGAGGATCAGAACTACGTTATTATTGAGTCCCACGTTGAAGAGGGAGACCGTCCTGACGACTCCACTGGTGTGGTCGAATCCTCCGTGATGGCGATTGGAAACGGGAAGGCCGTGAAGACGACCAAGATTGCAATCACAGATTTTGATGAGGACAACAATACATATGACGTAGGTTTCTCCGAGTTACGTGGCGTTCTTTTTGACCCACGCTACGGTGTCCGCGTGGACATTGAAAGAACCCGTGTAGATCCTGAGTCAGACATCATCGGTTCAAATCCAGTGGAAGATAACGGGGTTGTGCGAGCCATTAGCCGAGACCCAGAGTCCATAAGACAGGCACGCCAAGAGACTCGATTATACACGCTACCCGATGACCAAGTCTGGTACGGTTCTCGAAGAGCCTCCAATTTACCTAGAGTATTGGATCGTATTGAAGTAGTGGATTCTAAACAAAATCCGACGTTGATCCCGATATTTCAACCCCAATACGATGGAGTCTTACCCGCTCGTTGGACTAGGAAATTTACTTTTGGTCCCCCTGAAGTTGATTTTAATGGTAGGGTATACAGGCCAGAAGAGTTTGTTTTCGTCCTAGAGTATGAAAGAGAGTCGGAGAGTCGGTCTGTTTCGAACAGCCTCTCTGTTTCCGAAAACTCCGGAGTATCTTCATCCAATAGCTTCGGATCATCTACCTCCGATAATTCCGGAACGTCTGAATCTACGAATAGCGGATCATCTACTTCCAGTAGTTCTGGGACGTCTGACTCTACAAACACTGGATCGTCTTCTTCCAGCAGTTCTGGATCATCCGATTCTACGAATAGTGGATCATCTACCTCTAATGGCTCCGGAACTTCTACTTCCAATAGCTCTGGAACTTCTACTTCCAGTAATTCTGGAACGTCTGACTCTACAAACACTGGATCGACCTCCTCTAATAGTTCCGGATTGTCTAGTTCTTCCAATGCCGGAACGTCTGAATCTACGAACTCCGGATCTTCCTCATCTAATAGTTACGGTAATCAGTCCTCTTTTTCAAGTAGCGGCTCTGCTGGTACCTCGGATTCTTACTCCTTTACTCTAAGATCAGGCAACCTTAAGGGTGCTCCGGTTGACGAACCAGAGGATCAACAAGGAGAAACTACCACACAAGGCGTCACAGCTAGTTCGGGCGGTTCTTCTAGCTCCGGTAATTCCTCTACGGAAAACCAAGGTTATTCTACGTCACAAGGTTCTGGCAGCTCGACTTCGGAAAATATAAGCGACGCTACGTCGAGCAGCTCAGGAACCACTACTTCGTCGAACACAGGTTTCGCTGACTCAAATAATTCTGGTAGTTCCACTTCCCAAAGTATAAGCGACTCTACGTCTGATAGCTCGGGCAACTCTACTTCGGACAACTCAGGCATTTCTTCGTCAAATAACGTTGGTAGCTCTACGTCGCAAAGCTCAGGCTCTTCTACGTCTCTTAGCAGTGGTAATTCTACTTCGGAAAACTCAGGCGTTTCTTCGTCAAGGAGTTCTGGTAGTTCTACGTCGGAGAACTCTGGAAGTTCCGTTAGTAACTCTCTATCTGATAGCTCGTCTGAATCTAATTCCATATCGTTTGGTAAGAGTGTTCTGTCTTTGCAGATACCTGCTTGCCTTAGAAGGTCCATCGCAGTGACTTTATCTTCGATATCGGGGGCTGCTATACATATTCCAGCTACAGAGCCTGTTTCTCTTGAGGACGGGCAATGGGTTATTGAAGACATATCATCGAACCATTGGCAGGACGGTATATGGGTAACTGAAGTCGTTGAAGTGTATCTTGGGAACCTCTAATAAATTATGTCTAGTGATGCGCACACCGTAGATCCGATTGCCGATCTTAACCAGAAAATATCTGCGAGAGATCCAAGCATAGTCATAACCGATAACCCAAAAGCACCACCGTTACCCACTCTCACCCCCGTAGGTGGGTTTATGAACCCCCCGAGCATAACAGCTACGGTTGAATCTATACTCGAAAGAGTTAAAATAAATGGAGTAAGTCCTACATTTAAAGGTAGCTCCATTGACTTTAATCTGCCAAACCCCCCAACGATAAGCGCTACCCCTATCATAAGTAGCGTTACTACCTTTCAGAGCCAGCCTCCCATACCAGCTCCGGCTCCTGCGCCTGTTCTTTTTCCTACTCCGTTAAACGAACCCCAGCCGAGCATTCAGGCACAGACAACGCCCGACACCAATTCGGGTAACGTTCCACCCGTTACTCTACCAATTTATGGTAACGCAGTTATTGGGGACGTGACCCCCGACTCGGAAATTTTTGGGGGCCGATACAATACAACACCACCCTTGGACCTTGTCAGACAGAACGGTGGTATCTTGAAGCTAGACGAGCTAAGCAATAGGGATTTTGTTGATAGTGCGGCAAACATATTTACCCCCAAAGAGGGGTATGGTGCGTTAGATCCCGAACAGAAGAGCATAATTCCCGTATTATTAAAACGGGGGGACAACGCAAAAACTGGTTTATTTTACATACAAGCCAACACCGCTTATGTAGTTGAAGGAGCTGATGGCGACGACCACACAACTACATACCCTGATCCGGCTAATTACTACACAGGAGCGGGAGGAGAAGGGGATAGCATCCACCACCCGTGGAAGGTTACTAATGGGGGTTTAGTTGCGCCAGAAGGAGGCGAAGAAGGAGGCGAAGAAGGAGGCGAAGAAGGAGCCGAGCCAGTCCAACAATGGAATTATGTGGGTGGTGAGATATACACTCAGGGCACAAAGCAAACCGTAGTTGACGGTATTGTATCAGATGGTGATGCAATAGGAGCTGGTTTTATTGTACTGGCTTTTGATAGAGATCCAAGCACACGTGAGATAGTTGCAGATAGTGCAGCTGTTACCCTAGAAGAAACAGTTCCTGATTCAGATTATACTACTCAATATCGCGTATTAGCAAAAGTCAATAGCGATTACGACAATCCAGTTACACAGTATCAGTTTGAGGAGATCCGCATCTTTGAGGATTTAGCTGTGGTGAATGGAGAGTTTCAGCTAATTGGGTTGGAGATGAGTCACCGCAACTACTACGATCTACCGTTATGAGTAACGGAGTTTTCACTCGAAATAAAAGGTTTACATGGGTCGATGGTCAAGTTACTAGCGGAACCCCTGATGAGGGCTTTGTGGCTTGTGGCGACGGCACGGCATTCCCGATGGAGGTGACGCTGGATCAAGTTGCAGAGATATTTTATCGCGTCAAAGATGCTTGGTTCACAGGAGGGAGCGCGTCGTGGAAAGCTTACGGATCGACGTCAACGATTAGTGCCCCTACCGCCGCACCAACAAACCGGCGGCTTGATGTAAGCGCGTCAACCTACCAGCAGCGCGGTTATTGCAAGCTCGGCGGCGACGATTACAACGGAGCGACATACAACTCCGGTATCGGCAGCTATTACAGCGACATTGCAGACAACGAGAATGGCATGTGGCGCGACGCGTGGAATGATCCGGATCACATCGACGCTTTCTCCTTCGAGCAGGATGACTTTAACGGCACCCAGTCTAGCAATTCGCAATGGTGGGGGACGCCTGACATTGGCTTTGGCGTCTATGCAAAAGTCTTTCGAGGAAAACGCGTGGCAGTCGTCAAAGCAGATCCGGCAGATGGGCTATATGCTCCAACTAATCAGTTCTTTCTAGAGATCGAGATGTATTGGGGCGATTACTACCCAGTTCCGTTTGGAGGCGGCACCAACATTTACAACTCTGAAGGCGGATTTGGTGATTGGAGCGCATACGCAGTGGCTATTTGCCAATACATCCTGCGGCTCGAAAGCGGCGACGCGACTTGCCAAGTCTATTTTGCTACCGACCCATCAACAACCAACGAGACAGGCACCGATTTCATCCATGAACCGCAGGTGTGGTGGCCATATGCCAAGGACAATCCAGCCGTGCCGGTATGGGATACTGACAACGGCGCGAAGCTCTAGTCCAACCCTAACCTTTACCCTTGACCCTTAGTTTCTTCCTGTATATATTTTGACTTGTAAAACCCTAAAGAAGTAATGCCAGCCATCACCGTCAATCAGCTTGTCCCCATGCTCGGTAGTTACATCGAGCCGAGTGGTGATTTCAAATCGAGCCTGAGTCAGGTATTGTCTCGTATTTACAACATGGGTACGTATCGTGACTTAACCATCCAGTATAGTTTACCGGTAGTTGACAACTGCATTACCCTACCGGACGAAGCCGACGCTGTCCTACATACGATCGTTGATAACCAACCAGTTCCAGTTCGATCTTTGTGGCACGACTTTAAGTCTGTCGGCATGAACGCTGGTACGACTGACTTGTCGTTTGGTCTGATTGATGCGGGATATCACCCCATCAAGCGGCTTATCGAAACTGCAACAAACACTTTACACATCGTGCCGTCAGACCACTCACCGACACGCAGTAATTTTAATACAACCGACGGCAGCACTATCTCCATTATAGCGACTGACGGAGATAAAATCTACACGTCCACAACTGACTCTGTCTCAGACAGCGACGTCCCCCTTACGTTCTCACAGCCGATTAGTTCAGTAATAAGTATTCAGTTTGATCTCCTAGCTGACTTATACGACATTCGGATAACTGCTGCCGATGCGGACACCACCATTGCCACAGTCGGACCGAACTCTGGCGTTACTCGCTATCGAAGATTCCGCCTCAATAACTCTACCGATGGCCAGACCGTTGTGCATGTTCTTTGTAAACGCGCCTTCCAACCCCTCCGCACTGACAACGACATCGTGTATGTAAGCAACGTTGGAGCTTTAAAACAGGGGTTACTAGGTCGCCTAATGGAAGACAACGCTGACATTGAGCGTGCTGAATATCACTGGAACAAGTGCATGCAGCTCATGGAAGAGGAAGCTGCTTCATCTCGCGGTGCTGCCGTTCCGAGGTTGAATGTCGATCCTTACGGGACAGGCAACCTTAACCGAATCATACAATTATACTAATGAAAGTTACCAAGCCGTCTGGCGAAGATCGGAGACAAGCGCGTGCCGAGGCAAAAGCAATGGGCGTGCTAAGGGGGTCTATCTCACGCGGGCGCGGCAACGAGATCGGGATGATGGGCGAGATACTTACTCACCGTGAGATCGGAGGTGCCCGTGTCGGTGACGTTAATTTCGCCTACGACATTGTCTTAGAAAACGGTATCACGGTTGATGTGAAGACCACAAAGGCTGCGAGCGTGCCAGAACCCCATTATGTCGCTCGCGTGTACGGTAGCGAGGCCTGTAAGGAAAAGCTCAGTAGCAAATGTAATGTCTACTATTTCGTTAGGTGTAACCAGCAGATGACTCTAGCCACGCTTGTGGGCTGGTTGCCAGCAGAACAGCTTATGGAGAAAGCCCTGTTCCTCCCAAAAGGAAACGTAGACCCCAACGACGGTAAACTGTCGTTCTCCGACGAGTATGTTCTGCCTATATCAGAGCTTAACCCGCCCTCCGTGAAGATCACAAAAGGGCGGGGTCTGATAGCCTGACTTAGAAATCGCCGCCTTGGTCGATGTCAAAAGCCTCTGAGAGATCAATCTCCCAGATCTTACCGCCACCTTGACCCTTGCTGCGAACGGGCCTAATGCCTTTGTTATGTTGGCTAACTTCTTCGAGCACTGTCATACCTCGACGCACGAACTCAAGGTTGTTGCTATTGCCCACGGATCTACCGCCGTTACATTCGTGCAGCACGACGGTGAACTCAGTAAGAGTGCCGCGCCACTTGGTCAGAGCTACGGTTTCGCGAACTTTCTTAGCAAAGAATTCGACCATTTCAGCGATTGCTGAACGCGAACTATTATCGTAGGCCGCCGCTTCGATGAACGAGTCGATGTAGGTTTTGACACCGAAACGGCTGGCATCCTTGACTTCAATCGGTGGTTGCCAGTCGTAGAGCCATCTAAGGAAGAACGGTAGCTCCGAGTTAATGGTGCTCTCGACAAACTCATTTGAGCCAAACTTAACCTTGTGCCCACTGTTGATTCGGAGCGCAATGATCTTGTCTCGGTTACTACTGTCCAAGGACGGTAACGCTGCGAGCGAGTTGGCATCGAGGTTGAGCGACATCATAACCCGACCTGACCACGGGAGTGGGATGGCGTCGGCGTACTTAGCATGATACTCCAGTCTTGGGTTCGCTACACAACGCTTGGTGAGCTCAACGAACTTGCGCTGGTCGGCATAGGTAGCTGCCGCCGTCTGGTCATCCACGACCCACGCCGCCGATCCGCAGAGGTCGCGGTTAAAGCTAGTCTTACCGGACAGGTAATCCGAAGCGTCACTAAAGCCACCGACTGATGTGCCTACGATCTTGTTGGTGAGTAGCGTCTTCCCGTGTCCGGCTGGTCCTAGTAGGATCATCAGTTGCCCTTGATCCAACCGATACTCCAGCACAGCTTTGTATAGGCGCTGAAACCAAGCGAGGAAGTAGGGTAGTGTCTCATGGCCCTCAGCACTTTTCGCAAAGAAGGGAGTAATGAAAGCCTCAATCCACGGCCAGTTAGCTGGGTCGCCGTTGTCGGCAAAGGCTACGGCAGTGGTGCGGCAGTTGTTCAGAATCTTCCTGCCGTTGAAGCCCACCACACGCTCCTTCGAGAAGACGACCGGAGCAACTTCTTCGACTCGACAATCATTGGAGATCGTGAGCACCGCTTGCTCCACTTCAGAGATAGTCTGGTTCTTCTTGAGCTTGGGGCAAAAACCCGCCTTGCGAAGCTCCAGCACAAGCTGCTCTTTGGGGATTATGACAGGTCCTCCGTTAAGGAGTTTATAGTATGCCTTGCCATTGAACCAATACTGGTCGAGAAGAGTGGATAGCTTTTTCTCTTCGTGCTTCGCTACAAACTGTTTACTCAATATCGAAGCCCACGATTTAAAGCCAGTACCAGCGCGGTCAGAGTAGCAGACCACTCCGTCTTCCCGAACCTGACATCCGTCACGGTCGATGCCGTCGTCAATCCAGAACAACGGACCGCGAGCACCGACAACGAAATCACCCTTCCAGCGGTTCGGGAACCGACGGGCTACTTCAACAGCAATCTCGTCGAGCGGAATACTCGTATCCTCGGTGCGGATAGGGGTATCGTTTGCCGCTTTCAGGAGTATGGTTCTGACGAAGGATATGGGTATTGGGTCGCCGATTCTAGTCCAGTCCTCACCTAACTCAAAGTACTGAGATGATTTCAGGCTAGTCTTATCAAAGCCCGCAAGAAGCATCGAAGCCTTGAGTCCGTCGGACAGGCGTTTCATAAATGAATCAGCTAGGGTGGGGGCAATCGGCAAGACACTATCGAACTCCCAGATCAGCCGTATGTAGCCCGACTGGGTTCGCGTCCGCCACGTTGGCATGTGCCCACCGTCGCATCTGATTTTGATTATGTTGTCGATATTCGACCAATCAACTGGAGCGTCAAAGTCCGCCACAAAACCGTGTAGCTTGTTGATGGGGTTGTCCTCGCTGATTCGTCCGTTCGGGCTGTCGCCTTCCGCCATTGAATAGAAACAGTGGTCGGTGCTGGCGTCGGCACACCACGCTCGATACTCCGCTTTCGTAGCGAACGACGGCTTGGGGAACGATAGGGCTGATGGGTCCTCGACTGAGGTTACGGTGGAAGCGCGATGGTTTTTAAGGTATCTATATTTCATGTAGTGTGTTGTATTATTTGGAGTAGAGGTCGCATATGTGCCCTTCAGCGGCGACCGGAATGTCAGGAATCCACGTCGGTGGTGTGTGCATAATTTCGAGGATCTTTGCAAGAGCTTCTTCGGCTCGCGCCTCTGGCACCTCACAGACCATTTCGTCGTGCACATGTAGGATGACTGGGAAACCAGCGGCATCTACCCGCAGCATCATGTCTGAGAAGATGTCTCGCGCTAATCCTTGTGACATGTTTTCGGTAAGAATACCACCCCACAGCTGGAAGTCGCGAAGCTGACCATTCCTTACGATCTTTCCAATATGGCGGAACCGACTGACCGAACCGGCCTCCTTCATCCGCTTGATCTTCCCATAGCGGAGTGATCTACCGGATGGGAGTTTCAGCTCGAAAGGCTCGCTGACAGCACAGGCAGTTGCCATGTTCTGGTCGAGTGAACGCCAGAACTTTGGCACTGTGGGCATGCGCTCGCGGTATAACTTGACTGCTTTCTCAGCCTCCTCCATAGATAGGCCACTGAATGCGGAGAACTTGGTCGCTCCCATCCCGTAACCGCAGCCCAAAACGATTGATTTCACCTTGTGCCGTAGCTGCTTATCGTAGTCCCGCAGTGACCCGTTGGCCGGATCGTGCAAACCTAACAACACACCGAACGCATGGTAGATGTCGTCCGACTCGCGAATAAGATCGAGGGCTTTCCTGTCTTCGGTAAGCCAGCACAAGGTACGGACTTCGATCTGCGATAAGTCGGCAACAATCAGCTTATATCCGTCCCTCGGTCTAATCATGTGGCGGAAGTTTACGCCGAACATCTCCTCCCTCGGAAGGTTCTGAAGATTGAGGTTCCCGCCAGACCCGCTGAAACGCGCCGTCGGGTTGGCACCGCAATACATCAAGCCGCCGTAGTATCTGCCGTCAGGCATCGTTCCGTTATCAAACGCTTCCAGCTTGCGGAGGAGCGCATTGATACGCCGATAGTTCTGCACAGCGCGTGCCCAAGGGCATGCTTCTTGGAATGTGGCAAACCATTTGTCTGCTTCTTCATTACCGGCAGCGAGCGAAGCCGGAGGTACAATACCTTGGGCTCGGCACTGGTTGTTGAACGCTTTGCGTGACAGTGGGGTGCTGTCTCCAACCCAAGGGATGGACTGCTCTGCGTTGAACAGTTCAGTTCGGATCTGTTCGAGGTTCTTCTTGAGTAACGTCGTATCAATGGGGATGCCCCGCTGCCCAACCTTTCGGTTAAGCTCACTGATGTCTCGTTCTGTTTGGGGCCACCCGTCGGACAGCTCCTGCCACAAGCGTAAGCAGAGCTCGGAGTCCTTGATGGCATACTCGGTGACTTCTTTCTTGAAGTCGTCGGTCATCAAGTTCCACTGCCTACCCTTCATGTTGTCGCGTGTAGTCTTGCTAATCTCTAAACCGAATACCGCTGCTGATGCGTTCTTCAGGGATCGTGGGAGACCTAGGAAGGCTGTCATGTCCGCTGTGCAGTGCCACTCAGCGGGCGTGCACGGGCTGAACCAACCGACCTCAACCCCGTATAGATACAGGCTTTCGTCGAACGAAGCGTTGTGGCTTAATGCTATCTGGTCGTCCAGCATAGACCAGTCAAATTGTCTCGGACATCCGGCGTAGAGGAATCCGTCATCGCCTACTACTGTTACCATGTAGGCGTCAAATTGAGGGTGTGAAAAGTAACCCCTCGGTCCCAATGTTGTGATGGAACACTCACTGTCGTAATACGACTCAAAGTCAATCGCGTATGTTATCATTTGTTTTATGTGCATAAAAAGCCGCGCACGATACACTGGTCGAGCGTATCGTGCGCGGTATGGTGTGTTGTTACTCTATTCCCAGATCCAACTCAAGTTGTTCAAGTTGTCGTGGGGCTGTGCGGATACGATCCATCTCGTTATCAATGGCGGTTGCCACAAGATTTAGAGATGCCTTCTGTACCATCAACTCAGTGATCTGGTCGTCGATTTGGCGTATGTCGCCGTCGATCTTACCGAGCACGGCGCGGATGGTGTCTGCCTCCCGCTTGAGGATAGCGAGTGGGTTATCGATTACGACTGCGCTCACTGGCCGCCTCCTTTTGTTAGGCGCGTTGCAAACTCTGCGACTTCAACCGGAACACTCTCCTTAGTGGCAGCAAGCATTGGCACATACCAGCTATACTTTCCTTTGGACATCAGTTCAGTTCCGAAGTTCCAGAATCGGGAAGAGACCGGAACGTCAGGGTTGAACGTCGAGAAGGTGAACAGACGCTTGTATGTCATGCGGTAGGCATCCTTCTGGACGGTGATGCGACCAATCTGATAATTGGTGTCACCGATTGGGTAAGGGAACATTGTGTCATCATCGCCGACCTGTGGGATAAGTAGGATGATTTCAGCAAACTCCGTTACGTCGTAGCTGCTCTCTAGGGCAAGGCTTTTTGCGTCGGCTTCGTTAGAAGCAATCTTCGGCATGTAGTCCTCACCAAAAGGAACGTCTTCTTTCCACCGCTTGATTGCTCCGATCACAACGACCGGAGTTTTTTGTTCGGCTTCGAGGAGGACGGAGTCCTTGTCAATTACAACCGAACCGATAGGCCCTTCGATTTCCGACATCTTTTGGATGACGTTAAGGCGGGGGATGTCGATGTCTTGCGCTGAGAAGGCAAGTCCGGTTGCTGTATTTGTGCTTAGTGCTTCTGTGCTCATATTACTGTTTTCTGTTTCTGATCGGTTGTTGCATTCGCTTACTGAAGGGGACATCCGTAACTCCCTTTTCTCCTCATCGTGAGGAAAGTGTGTATCGTGTCGGTCCGACCTCGACGATGCCGAGATCAATAGCTTCGGTTTCGAAACTGTCAACAACAAAAGATTTTTTTCCTCTAGGCGTTTTTTCGTGGAGGGCTTTTGAGAGCTGACCCATTGTTAGGTCAGCAGCCTCGATAACCTCATCGAGACCCAAGCCGTGCTTAACAGCGAGTTGGGCGAGGTAGTTTTTCTCAGTCGTCTTCTTGAGAGAGCCCATTGACCGCAGCTTATGGTTCTCAAATTCGTGTCCGGCTAACGCCAGACCAGTAGTCTTGTGCTTGATGGACTGCGCCCAATTCTCAACAATCTTAGCGACAATAAAGAGCCGCTCAAGAACCTCTGGATCATCCACATCGGACGGCCTAATGGGGCCTGTAGGTAATAGTTCAGGACTAACCCTCTTTGCGATCTCTACGCAGACTGCGCCTAACGCGGGGCAACTTTCTTCGTATCGGCAGAAACGACAGTTTACCGAGGGTTTAACGTCGTCGATTTCAATCGAGCCCGTCTCCCACTTGGGTCGTGTGATCTCTGCTCTTCTGATTATCTCAGAAATCTGATTACGCAGATCAGCTATCTGCTCGCGCTCGAAGACCCCGCTGAGGATACCACCGTTCAGTGGCACGATGAAGGCGAACTTAATCGTGTGTATGTGGGGGAACATCTGCAATACCGCCAACGCGTAGGCCTTAGATTGCCAGTTCTTCTCAGGCTCGTCGATCTTGCTGATGCCTGTCTTGTAGTCGATCATTACGGCAACCCCTTCTGCGGTATGTACCAGCAGGTCACATGTGCCGAAGGTCGGTGTCGCTGCATCGAGTTCGAGGTGCAGCCGGATTTCGCGTTCAGTGATCTTAGGGAGATCACCAAAGACTCCGTTGAGTATCTCCTCCTCATCTGCAATGATAGCCTCGTAGAGTTTGACTTCTTCCTCGTCGTGCAGAGCGGACGGATCACGGACTTCAAGAGCCTCGTGGATGCGCGTTCCTTTTTCGGCAGCGCCTGACGTTCCTTCCTTGCCGTGGTATCCGGCACAGGTGGCGACATACTTGAGGGATGATGGTCCGAACTCAGCATGAGCGCGTTCAGAATGATCGGGGGTAGTGTTTTCAGGATTCATGAGTATTTACAATAAAGGAAGAGTAGGAGTAGGGCGGCTAGAGATCCTAACACAAAACCAAGGGTAGATGAGTAGTCCATAATATTAGAGCGGTGTGTTGGTTTCTTGATTCATGGTTCTTGTTTGGTTTTTCCTGTAATCAAACATCTCCAATACAGAGTCATCGCGGATCAGCTCAGGTTCTTCGCAGTGCCCCCACTCGGGGTTAGGGGCTGACCGTCCGTTCTCGACACAATATTTACCCACTAATCGTGGTTCTGCCTGAGACTGTAATGCCCAAGCTACGCAGTCTCCTAATACCCTTGTTGCAAACTTATGCTGCAGCGGGTATTTCACATCAAACGCGGGGGATACGACGACCTTCCGAATCCTTTTATTCGGATCTTCATGCCACTTCATTAAGCTGGCGTGAATCTTAAAGAGAGTGTTCGGTTCAAGATTGGGGTAGGTGACCTCTGTTATTGGGTCGTGGTGGTCGTGGTAGTACATATCGAGCAGCCCATATCGGACTTGGTACACCCCATCGCCGCAGCGGAATCCCGCTGGTGCTAGGTCTACAGTTTGTTTGGTTTCTTGGTTCATGATTCTTGTTTTATAGTTACGCTTCACTTTTTTTCTTTTTTCGCCTTTATTCTTGCTTCTATGTATCCTCGCGTTGCGGTCTCCAATAGATAGGTTGATATACCACTAGCATTGTAATTTCCTAAAGCTATTTTATAGCTAAGTGTGTGTTGTTCGACTTCATTTAGATATTCTGCATGTATACCGTTGATGGTTACATTAAACTGCTCAGTCAGTTCTTCTATTTCTTTTTGTAGATCAGCTTTGCGCTCGTCTACTAAACTTTTTACTTTTACCTCATCCGCTTCAAATTCGGCAATGGCATCTTGGCGTTCCTTTGTAAGGATATTGTTTGTGGTTTGGTAAAGGTTTTGAGCCTCTATACGTGCTGCGTCATGTAGTGCAGTTATTGCTTGAGTTTGTGCTATAACCTGTGAGTTAGTGTCAGATTTTGATTCTTCATATGCCGCCGCTATCTCACTAATCTTTTGGTCGAGTTCAATAAGTTTTTCGGACGTAGCGTCACTGATCGTTTCCAGTATCTCTTGGCGGATTTGATCGAATGAACTAAGAGCCTCCGCTTTTGCGTCCGCATAAGCCTGTAATGTGGCTCCGTAGGTAGTGTAAAAACCATCCAGATTCTCTTGGTGGATCTGGGTAATGTCGTCTCCTGTTGGCATTATAGAGTTCTGCTTAAAACTAAAGGGCTAGTTCTGCGTAGAACTTGATTCGTTAATCTCTTTAGTCTCCGGCGTCTCGACCTCGTGCGCCTCGCGAATAGCTTGAAAGTTCTCACGGATGGAACCCACACGCTCTTTGTGACTACTGAGTAGTTCTTGATGGCGCTCCTGAAAACGCTTCTTGGCTTCTTCGTGGAGGTTTTTTATTTCTTCGATTTTAGATTTAATTTTGTCTGACATTTTAGTGGGCTACGTTTGTTGTGGCGTGTTGTGTGTGCAGTGTTTCCAGAGAGTGTCTTTTTTTCTCCATGCTGTCAATAATCTTTTCTTCAATAGTTTTTGATGCAACCAGAACCCTTTGAATTGCAGGGCTCTTTGCGTTTGCTCGGTGGATGCGTCCGAGTGTTTGGATGTATTCTTTCTCGTTAAATGTAGGTGAGATCAGGCTCATACGCGGGTGTCCACCGTGTTCATCGTGGAGAGATACGCCAACCCCACCAGCGGCTATGTTGCATAGAATCACGCGTGTTTGGTTGGTTTGGAACCGCTGCACGTTATTTTCACGAACCGTAGCCGACTGACCTCCGACCACGCACGACGCATCGGGAAACGCTGCGGCTAGTGCTTTGACCGTATCTACGAAGCTGACAAACACGGCTACGCTGTAACCTTCTTCGTTTGCGTCTTCGATCATGCCGATGATGTCGGGCACTTTCGCTGCTTCGGCAAGTTGGCGAGCGCGAAGGATTTCTACGAGAATATGGGGGCTCGCCCCACCATCCTCCACGAACCGCTCTACGATCTCAGGTGTAACGCCGTGTTGTTTGTAAAATTTAGCGATGTTGCTCAGGCCAGAAAACGCAAGCGGCTCCGTAATAACATGATTATCTGTGAATGCAGATGGTAGATCAGACGGTGTGATCTTAACGCAATTTATGCCATAGAGTTCCTTGTTGAGTTCGGACAGCTTCGCGAGAGGACCAGCCACCCAGTTCTTCCAATGGTCTTGCCTACAGCCGTATTGCATCATCCACGAGAACCAGCTCTTCTTCTTTCCGACGGGCTTGTTGAGTGAGTGCAAGTCCAGAGTAAAACCGATCGCACGCATCTCCGTTGGATCTTGGCACGCCGTGGCTGACAGCAGCAGGTTGTAAAGACCCGTTTGTTTGGCTGCGACCAGCATCTGGGCGTTCTGGCTGAAAGGTGATTTGCACTTGTGGCACTCGTCCCATATCAGCAAGGTCTCTTGGGGTAGCTGCCAACGAAAAAGTTTCTTACCTGCTTTGGCTAAAAACGAATTACCCCTTTTAAGTTTCTCGTAGTTGGTCACAAAGAGCGGCGTGATGCCGACCTCCTTAAACTCGCGCTCCCATGATGGGATGACGATCTTCGGACAGACGACGGCGACCGGCACGCCCAGCTCTAACGCAACTCTGGATGCGATAACTGTCTTGCCAACTCCCGTATGAGATCCGTCAAGTGCTCCTCTGTGCTGCTTGAGCGCAGCGATAAGGAAGTCAACGGATTCCCGTTGCTTATCAAATAATGTTTTCATTGCTTGCCTTTCGGTTGCGCGTCGTTATCGATGCATTGATTTCAGATGTGAGTCTTTCGGCTTCTGCGTGGTGGTCTGCATATTTGCTTTTAAGCATATCAATCTCCTGACAGGCGGCGGTGAGTTCGCTTTCAAGACTTTCGCATAGGGCAAGCCATTCGTCTTGATTTGGGATACATTCGCCATCGGCAAATGAGGCGTAAAATCTATTTGTTCTCGGTGTCGGTGTGTTCATGGTTCGGTTGGTTGGGGTAATGGATTGCTTAGTGGCAGAGATGGCAGAGGCATCCAGTGGGTAGGGAAAGCCTCAACGTGGTGCATATATTCATTATCATAATGACTAGACCACGCGTATCTTGGTAGGTGCGATGATGAAACATCCCTCCAATATACAACTGACGTAACTCCAA